GATGCAGATACACATTCGGCGCGTCCATTATGATGCCGCCATGGTCATCCGCTTGGAGGAAGAAATCAGCGAATTCCTTGCTGAGCTTTCCGCCAAGGTTGATGAGTTGCGCCGGCGCTTCGGGGAGGGCGAATGATGTCCAGCCGAGCAACAGTCACCATCTACACTGATGCCGATCGCGTTCCGTCATGTTCAGTTGATCGATGCAAAATGCCTAGGAAAGGGATGAGCGAATTTTGCTCAAACCATCTTTATCGGTTCAAGAAACATGGGAACCCACTTAGCGGGAGAACCCCGCCTGGTGAGCCTTTGGAGTATTTCAAAAACGTTGCGTTGAATTATGAAGGCGATGATTGCCTGCTGTGGCCATATGCCCGCAACAGCGCTGGATATGCCCATGTTTCCGTCGATGGGAAAAACAAGCTGGTACACCGTCTCGCGTGTATTGCTGAGTATGGATATCCCACTGATGAAGACCAGCAAGCAGCCCACTCTTGCGGCAATGGAAACATTGGGTGCTGCAATAAGAAACACGTTAGGTGGGCGACCCCGAAGGAAAACGGGGAAGATACAGTCTTGCACGGGAGATCGCAGAGGGGCGAGAAACACTATGCGTCAAAGCTGACGGTTGATGCAGTCGTGCATATCAGAAGCTCTGGAATGACAAACATTGAATTGGCTCAACTTTATGGAGTTGAGCGGACAAACATCGTTGCTGTACGAAAAATGAAGTCATGGAGGCACGTCTGATGACAACTGTGAACCGCACAATTGAAACGGAACATGACCGCGAGATGGCTTCAAAGCTTATCGAAGTGCGCGCTGTTCCATTTACGCTCACGCTCACCGATGGCAAGCACCGCACCACAGCGCAAAACAAGTTGCAGCATATGTGGATGGCAGAGATTGCACATCAGAGGGGAGACATGACGCCAGATGAGGCAAGAGCTTATTGCAAACTGACAATCGGAGTTCCTCTTCTCCGGGAAGAGAACGAGGCTTTCCGCCTGAAATATGATGAGGTGGTTCGCCCTCTGCCGTACGAGCAAAAGCTGTCGATAATGATGGAGCCACTGGATTTGCCAGTTACGCGCCTCATGACGACGAAACAGAAGACCGAATATCTTGATAGGATCGCAAGGCATTTCGGTGAACAAGGAATTATCCTTACGATGCCAGATGACATGCATCATGCGAAACCAGAAACCGACGACACCCCGCCCCAGGTGTCCGGTGCCGACGAGATAACCTCGCCGGGAACAGAGGATGCAGCGGTTGACCCCGCCCCCAAAGCAACAGCGGTTGCATCCTCGAACCTTCTAAAATGGCGCTATGCCGATGGCGAGTTGATCCATTTGCGAGATTTTGCGCGCAAGGCTTTGGACGACGCCACCAGCGATAACGATGCGCCGGCCAAGGATGCTCTGATTGAACGGATGAGGCTGGATTACATGGACGTGATCCACTCCGACGACGGAGTGACGGCGATCAACAGCATTCTGAAATCTGTGGCGGCTGTGATCAACGGAAAGCGTTCGAAGGAACAGGCGGCGCTGTATATCGCGACCGAGTTTCTGGACGGCGCCGATATCGGGAGGATGGCATGATCACCATCCGCCAACTCCGCCGCACTATCCGCGAATGGATAGAATGGCGCGCTACACGATGCGCCGATCGTCGGCTTGACCGCCATATCCCCGGCTATCTTGACCGCAAGCACGCGATTGAAGCCGCCAGACGGCAGCACAAGGCCAGCCGGGAGGTAATCGCAGCACAGCGGGCCGCAATGACCGAAGCGCTCAGGGGGATGGTGAGATGATAGATGATTTCATGATGAACATTCGCAGCACCATCCGAGACGCCATAAAACTCAAGGCGCGGATGCATGAGCGCAAACTCACATCAGCCAAGGTCAAGTGCCCGGAGTGCGGCGGCATGCTGCATGGGCGTCTCGTTGGCCGGAAGAACCACATGCGGTTTTGGTGCGACGGCGCATGTAAGCGCCAGATGATGGAGTAGCCCAATGACCAAGACCATCTGCCTTCGCAAGCCCGCTGATCCTTTCGCGCCACAGATAGCCGCACGGCTTGAAGCAAAGCGCAGCCGCGCCGGAATGTCCGCAAATGCAGAACCACAGCCAGTGGCTAACGTCGTGCCAATGAGGCCGGGTCAGATGCTCATGGTCTGTGTGGCGAAGATAAACGAACTGATCGGGAGGGGATGATGAAAGTCCTTATCTGCGGCGGGCGAGATATGAACTATGCCGACGCGTTCAACGAATTGCAGCGCGCCAATGAATCAGCATTGCAGGAGATCGGCCGATGACGCCGACAATCCCATCATTTGAATGCGAGAAAGGTTGCCACGGCTGTTGTGGACTGGTGCCGTTTAACACCAAGGAACGGGACCGCGTTGCCGCTATCCGTCCGATGGAACAATGGGAACCCTTTGTCGATGGAAGTTGGGTTCCAACAGCGGCGCTGAACACGATGACATGCCCGTTCCTTTCGAATGGGTGCTGCGGGATTTACGATCTTCGCCCCATGGTCTGCCAGCTATTCGGTGCCGTTGATCATCCAATGATGACATGCCCGAAAGGATGCGGACCGGCCAAGAAACTCACCGAGCGCCAGAGCCGCGAGATGATTGCGAGGGCAGCGCTATGACGCCATCCGCCCAACTGGACTATCTCCGGCGCATTGCCGCCACAAAGCCACAGACGAGGCTATCCAGCGCGTTCTCGCGTCTGGCGGCACTGGACAAGGCAGATGAACTGAAGCGCCGTCCTGTGTCAGGAATGACCATGGACGATATCATAGCCGAGCTACGGCAGTTGGGAGCATCGCGATGACAAACGCTGAATTAACAAAATTCAAATGGGTTGGCTTTGGCCGTCATGATGAATACGGCGAAGTGGAAAGCTTTCTCGTTGTCCCCGATCACGTAACGCGAGAAGAAATACTGCGTTGCGAAATGAGCGATGATCCGGACGACTACTACGATTGCATCTGCGAATGCCCAACGCAGAAGGGCGCAGCTCTTATCGCAGATCTGCTCAATAAGCACTATGAGGCACATTGAAATGGCAAATAATGCAGTTATGAAATTGCCGCGCAATGAGCGACGGCTGCTACTCGGCAAAGAAGAACGCGCCCGCAAGACTGGGCAATGGCCGGAATGGAAGACATCGACATTCCCGAAGGGATCAGTTTCGCCAAACCAGAATGGTTGGGCGTTCCAGTTCCAGACCGCCCACGCCAATGACGTGTTTTGCGTACTTGACCGGACATTGCCAGACGGGGTTAGGCACCTTGGAGTTTCGTCACTATCCGGTAACCGCCCGACATGGTGGGAGATGCAGCGTATCAAGGACGAATTGGCCGGTGAAGCCGCGACCGCGATTGAGGTGTATCCGCCTCACCACGAAATTGTCGATGGCGCTGACATGTTCCATATTTGGGTGCTGCCAACGGCGCTTCCGTTCTCATTATGGGAGAGCGACTGATGGCCAGCCGTATCGCATACGCCAAGCCAGACCCAACCCCGAAGGCCAAGGCGAGGAAGAACAACAGCTATCTCGTGTTCATCCGGTCACTGCCCTGCGTCGTGACGGGATCAACTGCGGGGATCGAAGCGGCGCACCTGTCGTTTGCCAGCCCCAGGCACGGCCACTATGGGCGCGGGCGCGGAACGAAGGCCCCGGATCGTTGGGCGCTACCTCTGAACACCGCAGAGCATCGCCGGCAGCATGGCATGAGCGAGCAAGCCTATTGGCTCGCAGCCGGCATCGATCCGCACATGATCGCGCTCACCATATTCGGGTTGTGGTCCGACCTTGGAGACGACGCAAGGCCTTTTGCGGAATCCATCATCAATCAACGTCTGGCGGCTGTAGGACGGCTGCGGGAAAGGGAAGAGCAATGACCACGGATAAAATTGCAGCGGCGATTGAGGCTGAAATTACCATGGCTGGCCCGGAAGAATGGATTCTTATCCCATCCGATCCCATCCGGACCCTGCTTACCGAGCGCAAGGCAATGCGGGAGGCGCTGGAAGTCATCGCCGGGAAACGGCAGTGCCTTGATAATCTGATGTCGAACAGTGACGTTGCCCGCGCGGCCCTACAGGAGAAAACATCATGACCAAACACAGCGACCTCATCGCCCGCCTTGAAGCGCTCACTGGACCGGATATGGAGGTGGATTGGGACATCGGGCTGAATGTTGGCGGGATGAAGTCAGTGCGGACATTCGGCATGGCTGGCAACTGGTTTGACAGGTGCGTTGACGAGACGAGCCTGTCGGTCAGTATGCCGGATTACACCGCATCCATCGACGCGGCCGTTGCGCTGTGTGAGCGCGTGCTGCCGGGATGGAGATGGGGAATAACACAAGGCACGGAAGACGACGACGAAGTGCAAGGTAACGTTTGGCCTGAGACAACCCCATTTACAGCATACTTAGACAGTTACGGATACCACGCAAACCCCGCCATCGCCCTGCTGATCGCAATACTGAAGGCGCTAGACGCAAAGGAAACAGCCAATGACTGACATCCCGCTGATCTACGATGATCCACGCACCATTGCCTCTATCTGGTACGACGGCGACGGAGCTGGCGGATACAGCATCGACCCGCGCCACGACAAATCGACAGGCAAGATTATCGCTTACCGCGAGCATGGGCAAAGCGATTTCACTCCATACTTTGCGGTCTACGATCACCAAGGCTCAATCAAGGCCCGCGTCCCGGCGTACATGGTGACTGTGATTTATCAGGAGGTTCCGGCCAATGACTGACATCCCCGAAGACGTGAAGCGGATGGCGCAAGAACTCAAAGCCGCTTACGACAAGGTTAAAGAGTGGCCTGAGAACCGCATGAACAAAGACGCAGTGATGGATCTTGGCGAAGGTTTTACTGATCTACTGGCACTAAGGAATATGCTTCCTCGCGCCATCGCCGCCATCATGGCTGACCGGGCGCAGCGGGTGGACGTGGATGCAGCGATAGAGCGGTGCGCTCAATATCACGATGATTTAGAGGCGCGACATGCGGCGGCACATGCTCACCTCGAGAGTGATCATCACGCGAGAATGGAAAGGGATCACCGCCACCACGCCGCCGCCATCCGCGCACTCAAGGGCAGGAGCGGCACTCACCAAGCGAAGGCGGCCCTCGCCGACGCCCGCATTGCCGAACTTGAAGCCGAAGTCGCACAGTTGCGGGAACGGCCGGCGGATAGCATCACCTACAGCAGCACGCAGGAAACCGAATGTGCCAGTTGCGGGGAGCGAAAACATACCCCGCTGCGGCGGGATGAAATGGGCGGATATGTCTGCCTCACCTGCATCGATAAGCAACTGGATATCCAAGGTGCCAAGCGAGCCAAAGACGACGAAAGCCTGTGGAACTTCTGGAATGACAAGGCTCGCGAACAGGCAAAGACGATCACGGAGTTGCGGGAACGTCTGGCTTTCCTAAACGCCCACACCAATCTTGAATTGACGTGGGGCGAGATCGACGGATGGGATGATGATTGCCAGTGGTGCATCCACAGCCGCAACGGCGGGCGTAATGATCGCGAGTGGACGTTGCGCGGATACGGGCCGACTGTTGAACAGGCGATCGATGCGGCCCGAGCCGCCGATGCGGAGGGCAAGTAGATGGAAGTAGCACTACAGTTAATCGAAGACGCGCCAAAATGCCCGCACTGCGGTGTACCTATTACACGCGCTCCCGCTTGTGGTTTCATTGCTGTATGCGGTCGGCGCGTTCTTACCCCGAGACCTGATGGATGCCCGAGAGACGCATCCACCCAGGAGCTCGACCAATGACCACCCCCGTCCGGCTGCGCCTGTCCCACGCCAAGGGCTTTGATTTCCAGGCGCACTCACGCGCCATCAACGGACTGCCGGCGATCAATGTTGCGCGGCCGGGGCCATGGGGAAATCCCTTTGTCGTCGGCAAGGATGGAACCAGGGCCGAATGCGTCAAGCTGCATAGGAAAATGCTCGAAGGCATGATCGACATCAGCTGCCCCGCTACGTTCGTTGCCCATCGCAAGGATCGCCTGTCCGCACTGACCGGCCACAATCTGGCCTGCTGGTGCGCGCTGGACGGAGGCCACTGCCACGGCAACACGCTGCTGGAACTGGCAGCGAAATGCGAGGAGATCAGGTGATGGACTCCTTCGAGTGCGTGATCTGCGAACACAGCATCGATCTGCGCTGGAACTTTCCCAACAACATCCAGACTATTCCGCCCGTCTGCCGGTACTGCGAAAAGAACTGGTGCAAATCCACGCCGACGCGGGGTTCTTTCAAAGATCGCAGGATAGCGGCGCAAATATCGGCATTGGCAGAGGCTTTGGAAAATGAGGCCCGCGTCATACACTACAGGAGATACGGCTATGCCGCAGAGAGACTATGATACGACTCCGGTATCCGATCGGCTCGATCTCGCCAGCGTCATCAGAGGACTTTCTGAAGACCTCCAAGGGATGAGGGCCAGAAAGATCAGCCCTGCCGAGGGTCTGGCGCGGGCCGCGATCGCCAAACAGATTTTCAACGGCGTCCGGCTCTACCTGCAGGCCATGAATACCATGGAAAAAGGCGCGAGGCCGATTGATGCAATCGAGGGCACCACCAGCGAGGAACCCAAGCCATGAGCCTCACATGGGAAACGATGAACGGAATGGCCGACGCGGCCCGCGTCAATATCGCCTTGCCCCAAACGCAAATAGAGCCCGGCAGCCAATTAAGGCCACCGGGCTTTGTTGTTGGATCGATGCGGCTAGTCTCGTTCTTCGGCCTTTATCGACATCCACTTGCGGCCGACCGACAGACCAACGCTAAGAGCCCACCACGAGACGAACGATGTCAAAGCGGTTGACGCCATCCAAAATTCGAATGTGTTTGACCATGCCATGTAGCTATGCACGGCTGGCGAAAAGACAGGACCAGCCACGAGCGAGGCAGATGTTCGTCTTGCAAACCCGGAGAACGTCTTCGGCGGAATGATAGCCAGAGCAAGGAATGCACCAGCGGCGGCACCGGCTGCTTTAGCGGCTATCGTCTCTGCGATCACCATCAATTTTTACGCCAGTGAGACGTTTGGCGAGCGCCACGTAAAGCGGAATAAGCATCACGAATATAACCCCTCCAAGGACGGCGAAAATAATACCCATCGTCGTCGGCCCTCAACCTTTCGAGGAATGCCGTCCCGGCGATCAGCACCAGCGCGGCCCAGTTGCAAATCTCGAGCCAGAATACATAGGTTTCATGACTAGGAACGAATATATATGCTTCGTTCCGCAGCACAACCTCTAATAGACGAAATACAGAGAGCAAGACGGAGAATTGGAAGACCTGGAATAGCCTCAACTCCCATTTTTCGCGAGCACACCAGTCGATGGCAATGCACATCATTGCATCGCAAAGCAGGGTGATTGCAGCCGGGTAGGCAAGCCCTGATGCATAGTAGAGATCACAAATCACCGCATTGACAGCCCCGAGGCATATCCACATGACAGCATGCGGGATATGCCTTGACGCAATTGCCGTCCCGATGGCGGCGATCAGAATGGCAATCTGAAACTCATTCATTTCAGCGTGTCCCGCCCCGAGCGATCGGCAGAGTCACGCCAGCCACCTCGGTCAAGCCGCCAGCATCGACCTTGTTATTTACTGCAATTTTTGTGTGGTCGATATGCATCTGTGCCGACGCCATGCCCACGTCGGCAATGTACCCCGTGATAGCGCGAGCCTGGTGGGTACGAAGCTTTGCTTCGAGCGCCTTGACCATGTTGGCCTTCACGCCTTCCTCGACAAGATCCTCGATCTTGAGAGCCGCCTTTCGAGCCGCTGTCAAAGCCGTGTCGAGAGCTTTGTGCTGTGCCGACATGGCGGTTACGATGTCTTTCTTTTCCATGGTTTAATTTCCTTTCCGGCAGCCAGATTGTGATTGACAGAAACTATTGTGAGATACGATCTCGCGTGCGAAATCAAGGTCGTTGGCGACAATGAATTTCCGTGTTGCCGAAGATGGATGCAGCATCTGAAACCCGGAACCGTCGACCACGCTGGCCGGTGGTGTCGTGGTGCAGCCACAGAGCGCGGCGAGGCCGGTCAGGCCAACAATCCTAGAGACATTCGCCATCGACTGTCCTCCCGCCAAGTTGCCGGCAGATGTCCTCTGCCGTGGCGTTGCGCACCGTCGTGTTGAGCCGGTCGCGCTCCTGCACCAGCTCGACACCGCGCGCCAGTGTTTCGGCCCGCTCTGCCGCCCTGCCCTCGGCCACCGCCGCCCGGCGATCGGCCGCGTGCCAGATCACCAGACCAAGCAGCACTGCGCCGATCACTCCGATCTTGATCAGGAGCCCGCTCATGTCGGCAGTCCTTCGAGGCACAGCTTGCGCTCGGCCTGGCGCCGCGTCATCAGCCCATTGATCACCCGGCCGCCCGCCCTGTTCCATGCCAGCATCGCGTTGCAGGCGCCCCGGAGATCGCCGGCATTGGCCTTGCGCGCCACAGTCGATCCGCAGAACGCCCGCTGGCCGATATTGTAGGCCAGGGACAGGAACGTTACATAAGGCTTGTCGGGGATGGCATCCGGCGCCTTGAGGCATTTGCGGATCCCGGATTCAAAATCGACCAGCGCGTCGCCGAGCATGGCTTTGCAATCGTCAACCGAATAGCTGTCACCCATCCGAACGCCACGCGTCTCGCCAAAGCAAACGGTGGGGATTCCGACGACATCGCGGTAGGCCTTGGTCCGCAGCCCTTCGAACCCGCCAATGAGGCCGATTGCCAGCGAGCCTGCCACAGTCATTCCGATGCCGGCCTTTTTCAGTCGGCTCCTGTTATCGGTCATCATACATCCCCTTCTGCGCCACGATGCGCGAAACAAATGCGCCGCCCGTGGCAAGCGCCGAAAGACCGGCGAAAATGCCAGGCGGAAAGCTCGCCTCGAGATAAGGCATCGCAATCTCGACCCCGGAAAAAAGCCCGGCAATGATGATCAGTCGGATGCTCCAGGCATGGCGAAGCACCCGTTTCCAATCTGAAACGAGTTTCATGATGGTGTCCTTTGATGATTAGCCTGATGTCAGCCGTGTTTTTTCAGCCATGCGGCAAACACCTCGTCAGTGAGGTGCTGCTGCCATTGTGCCTCGGAGACCTGCCCGGAGCGGTAGCTTTGGAGGAGCATCGCGTAGGTCATACGGACACGCCCATGTGAACATCGCTGTCGCGATGACCTGCGTCTAATGCGGTAGCATTATGTCCCGTCGAAGAGACAATATCCGATGTGTCGTTGATGACCGGATCAAGTTCCTTGAGCGAACACATCGCGTCATAAACTTTCCGCACATTGTCATGTGGCAACGTACCGAGAAATGCCAGTAAAGCCCGAAGATATGACTCTGGAATGATGAATTGCTTTTCTTTCTGCATAATTTACCCCTTTACGACACAACAGCGAGATTGCGCAACGTTCCGCCTGCATCTCGAATAGTAATGTATCCTGTAACTGTTTTTGCGCCAATTACTGCATGGGTGCCAAACCTGATCACACCCGTTCCTTTTGGCGAAAGCTGCAGATCTATGTTTGTATCGTCGCCAAGGGCTGAAAGAAATGGAGGGTTTCCTGTAGTGGCATCTGACATCGCTGGGTAGTTAACACCAGAAGCTACGTGGCTTGCCCTCAAAAACTGTTTTCCGTTTGCACCATACCAATTTACTCCATTATCGATAAACTGGTGCACAACTGCATTGTCGCCATCTGTCACAGTGGAAACGATGGTAGCGCCAGCGACAGCATCGGGGGCAAACCAGACGATAGCGTGACGCCTAGCCATGGCTATTGCAGTAGCATTTGTTGTCGCACCTATAGTTCCGTCTGTGCCTGTTATCGCATCAGCCATGATAACGATGCCACGGTTCCATCCGTATGCCGCCGCATCATGTTTTAGTACCGCAATAGCTGCGTTAGACGGGTTTATGGAAGACCCGCCATAAAGAGGATCACCACCGCCTACAAGCCATGCGCCGAATACGCCATATGTCTGCGCATAAGGCCCCATCGTCAAATTGTCTGTCGATTTGTTCTTGGCGGCGACTTCAATCCCGTAGGTATGTAATGCGCCTGTTTCATGCTGGAGGTCGGAATAGATTCCCCATGCCCGCCCACCAGCTTTGTCGTTGATCGTTGCGCCAGCTACTCCAATGATACCAGTTCCGAGGCTGTCAGACCCTTTGGCGAGACCGACAACAGCATATCCGCCAGAATTGCCACCAGCGCCAGCAGCTCCGCCGGTCATTGACAAGAACTGAGCATTGATCCCGAGATATGAAACACTGTCTACATCAGAGGAAAACGAACTGTTCCCAGCATCCAAAGTGGAAAAATTACCAGCAAATTTGCTTGCAGCCTGCCCTACAAAGACACGATCTGCAAACCGCCAAATGTTTCCTCCATCAAGCTGATCGGTGAAGAAGCCGCGCGAAAGATCGAGTTTGCCGGCGTCGGTTAAATTAGACCAGGATACGGTTGGATCTGGTAGCCACGCGCTTGAATCGGTTGTTACCGGAGATGGGAATGTATACGAGGTTGTCGGCTTTGGAACGAAAACAACCCCACCTGCCGTTTTTGCCGCGGTAAATGCTGCAGTGTCATTCGTGGTTCCATCGCCAACAGGGTCGTAATTCTTTACATTAACGAACGCAGTTGTGCCTCTAACAATCGCCCCTGCACCATCCACGCCGACCACCGTAGAGACGCCAGTAGTGGCGAGGGGTGCATCACCAAATCGCGATGCTGTGCGCAGTGCTGCACCTAGACCCGCCGCAGAAGCACCAGGAGTTTCTATATCGAGTGGAACGTAAGACATTTTTATCTCTCCATTGTGAGAATGTAGGAGCTGAAAACGAGGCTATAGCCATCCATCACCAGCATGTAGTGCGTGTATCCTCCACCGCCTCGTTGCATGGCGGCGGACAGGGTGAGCGAAATTGACACGTCCATTTATAATCCTCCCGATCTGTTCTCAGACATAATTTGCATCAGCCGTCATCGTCACGGTTCCATAGATTGCCGTTGCGGTGCGCCATATGACGATAAATTCATCGCCGGCTGCTGCATATGTTTTGAGATATGATGTCGAGGAAGGATAGGTCAGGGCCGTAGATGCGAGGAATGTGCCGACAATACCACCCGGAGATGACGTTACCTGTTTTGGAACCAGACCAAACGGAAGGCGATTGACAAAATTAAACGTCCAAGTGGCGGTTACATCCGCCGCTTCTTTCGTGATGCTATATTTGTTAGGGTTCGATTTGTGATAAGTGATCCCGCGATAGGTATTTCCAGTCCATGTGAAATCACGGATTGCGGCAGGGTTAAGACCTCCACCGCCATATGTCGTGACAGCCTCGACAGTTGGGATGGCGGAAACTGGCGGGCTACCGAGAAGACGGCGGAAGACATTGTTGTTGACGGACATCCCGTCAATTCCGCGAACCGGAGTATCATCGGTCGTGCCATCCGTATAACCCATGATGTCGATCATGATGTAGCGATCGGTCGTCGCGGCATCATCAGACATCGTGAAGATGTTTCCGGTGATCGTGATGTCGTTGAATGCCAGTGTGACGACGCCTGCGTTTTCAGTGGTAAAAGCAATGCCGCCGTTGTCTATATAGTTGTTCGTATAGCTGCAATATGCCCTCGGGTTTGTGTGGACAAACGCCGGTTGGCGTGAGATCGTAGTCGAACCACCCTGCCAGTTATGGCAATTCGTAATAATGTAGCCAGATCCGTGCATGACTTGGCTGTGCCGGAAATTGATAATCCGGTTGGCGATGAATTTTGCGTCGTTGTCGGTGATCGTCAGGCCGACGCAGGTTCGATCTTCCGTAATGTCATTTGCCCATGCCGTAATCATCGAGAACTGAGCGCCGGAAGCCGCCGCATTCCAGTCGGTAATAAGCCGGTTATCCACCTGGTAGCAGTGCAGATTGTGGAATACCCAATCAATCCCTCCGACAGACATCTGGACAACCGACGCAACACCCTCGCAACGGAAATTCATATTGATGAACCGCACCCGACTGCAAACCGTGAACCCCTTGAACGTCAGGAAATACGGGTATTTCATGATGTTATAGTATTTCGTCCGCGTCCGATAAGCCGTCGTGTTGACCGTGAACGTCGTGCCGTTCGTAATCCCGGTGATATAGGTTTCACGGGGCAGACCATCCCCAAGCGGGATGTAGGTCTCTCCAGTTCCCTGCATGCACATGCCGACTTCAAGACCAGTCGTGTCAGTCGTCGTCACAATGTTGGAAAGCTGTGTCGTAGTGCATTGACGTGACGCGGTGGTATGAGCCCATGCCGCGCTGCCAGTGTCGGCCCGGAGCGTTCCGTTCATGAATGTGAGCGTCTTGTAGTTTGTTGTCCTCCCGGTCAACGTGGCAACGTCGATAGGGTCAGTCAACAGCAGCGTCGTGCCGCAAAGGTCGATATTGATCCCGTAAGCGCTTGTCGTCGTCGGGTCGAATGCATCGATAATCATCGCCTCGAATGCATCCTGATCGGTCCCATACCTTGCACGGTATTGATCAAACCGAATGCTCAGAGCGCCAATCATCGGGGGAACATATGGCGATACGCGCACCCATGCGCCGGAAGCCGCCGCGATGGCGTCTGCTTTGGCATATGTATTCTGATCCGTATCAGCCGCAATTTCGGCGGCATAATCTCCCGCTGTCCAGTTCCACCGGAAGCCGTTGTCATCCTGCACCGCATGGCCATACGTTGCCGTGCTCAGCGCCTTCAGTGCCGTTAGGTTTGAAACCGTGGCAATCGATACCGCGACAGCGTCCCAACGCTCCCACACAATTGCAGTGGTGCCGACGACAATAGTTCCCGTATTCGAAACATAGAACTCAGTCGCGCCATTGATCGTCCCCTCGACAACCTGCACCTTTGTGCCTTGAACAACATCGCCGGTTTGACCGAAGTCCGCTGAGCGCCGCCAGTCGCCAGTCGTCGCAATCCATATCCCATTGTTGATACCGGAAACTTCATCCTTCACCAGGATGCGGTCATTCTCGACGGTCTGCACGCTATCGATGATAGGCAGACCAGAGAACGCAGCAAGTGGGACTGTAGTTGCCAACCGGCAAGGCCCTTTTACGGCGGTCGATGACGAGAGGCCGTCTGTTCTATCGGTGGTTATGGACATTGATTTCCCTATTGATCAAAGATTGTTCGAGATTAGCAGTCATTTGCCAGATAACTAAATCTTGCGCAGTCGTCGTCACTATCAACTTGAGAGAACACAACTCCGCCCAATATAGCAAAAATGATGAGCGCAGGATAAATCCAATTTCGGATACCTTCCGACGCGTCATCCATGAATAGGAATATTGCGCCGTAAAAAATGGCGATGATCGCGATGTAAGCTATCGTCATTGGAGTGCCGGCTTTACGACTGCATTTGAAAGCGTCCTGATCCCCGGTAGTGACCCGCCAGGAATCTGCCTCAGAGTGGCATTTACCGCGCCCTTAGTTTTCTGCATTTTGAGCATGGCAGCATAAATCTGCGCCAGATCGGAGAACATCCCGGCAGAAGGGCCTAGAACGGCCCCGAGCGGATCTCGGCTAGCGTACCGAGTGACAGAACCAGAATGATCCTTGTCGCCCGCGATGCGCGACATGACGCTTGAAATCGACGTGTTAGGCCCGCCCATGGCTGCCGATATCTTGTCTGCCGTGTTGGTGATTTCGAACGGCAGGAATAGAAGCCCGGTTCGATCAAGCCCGTCCCCGATCCATTTGCCGGGATTTTGCAGGAGGTTTTGCGCACGATCATAATCACCGCGTTCAACCATCTTCAAATAGGAAACCATCATACCGATGGATGTACCAAAAACCATGCCTTCAAGAAGCCGGCGGGGACGCTCCTGTAGGCCAGCAATTAAAACACGTTGATGCGAGGCGAGGCCAAATGTCTTGAACTGCATGATCAGCCGGCCGGTGTTGGTTTTCATCCATAGCGGCTTGTCGCCCATGCCGGGCTTGATGATGATGCGATCTACATCCTTATTCAGCGCTGCGCCATAGGCCCGCTTTGCAAGCACATCATCCCATTCTGTGACGTTCGCAGCCCTTATCCCTTTTTCTTCCATTCCGTATTTCTTGAACTGCGCAGCGATGCGTTGGGCCATGTCCTCATCAATCCCGACAAAACCCATATAGGCTTTTTCGTATTGGTCCATTGCGCCCCAATTATCGACATTCTTCAAGACACGGTTTTGCGTCATCACAGACGCTATCGTGTTCATTTGGTCTGTCCACCATCCAATTCCCGTCGCCTTGGTGAATACGTTGGCGGCGTTGTCAAGGAACCGTTCGTATCGGTTTCCATATCGGTATGGGTCACGAAGATCAGCCATGGAAGCAAACCGCGATTGCATGACCTGTTCCGCGATAGTCCCAAGTTCCTGCGCGTCGGCTCTGGATATCTTGATGGCTTCCATGTTGCTGACAAGCGCCGGCAACGCCTCTTTCATCGTCGCCCGAATACCAAACACAGCCGGGAACCGAGCAGCGTCAGTAACGCTTGAAAGCGTGACGCCACCCAACAGCCGCATGTAATTCCATGTCAAAGCTGCGTTTGTGATGTGAGACCAGCCGGAAGATCGATCGGATGCTTGATACGTTCCCCGCAGCATGTCACGGAACGCCGTTAGGTGCTTGATGTCCCTATCTTCCGCCTTATCAAGCTTGAGCTTCTCAGCGGGCGTCTTTGCCGCTTTTCGCAATTCTTCATAGTCTCGTGTAATTTCTGCGAACTGGTCTTTCATATCGGCCCGGCCAAAGCGTTCGGTTAGCTCGACATCGGCAGACATCTTCCGCGAATAGCTCCTGAGAATTGCTTCCATATCGTTTTCGAGGAAATCCTCGACTAGCTCATCCGCGATATGGAACGTGCGCTCCTTGAGCGGTCCAGTCTTCACCGGGACAAGCCATTCAGGAACATCGCCCTTGCCTTTGCCGGTCAGATTGTTGAAGACGCTCGTAATGATTTCTTCAATGTAATCACCACGATCTTCCGGGCTAATAAAATCTGGAATGTCTTCTTTGTTTTTCGGAAGCATGGGCTTTAGTTTGTCAGACTTAGCGCTTGCCTTTGCAACTTTTGCGTCAATATCTGGAATGCTTTTCTCAAGCTTGATCATTTCAAGCTCTAGTTCTCGTGTCAGCCGACCATCAGCATCGATCGCCTTAAGCGCGTCAAGGCGAGACTTCGCTTTCACTTGATCATATCGAGCCTTCCCAAAATCCTTGCGAGCCTTTGCATAATCGACCATGATACCAATGCGCGGGGATGTCCTCGCCAAATCTGCCGAGGCGTTTATTTCATCTTCTAGAGACTGCAATTCCTTGGCAACATTCGCAGCCTCACTCTCTGATATGATCTTTTCATTTTTCAACTTGTCAGTGACCTGATCAAATTCCTCGATTTCGCGGTTGAGACGAGAAATCTTCATATCAACATCATCAAGAGCGCCTTCACGACCCAAGACTTCGTTCATATGGTCCCTTATTTCCTTGATCGTCGCATTCCTTGAAACGCCGATGCTATCAAGCCATTCCTCGACATTGGCAATCAAAGCTTCTTCATTTGCAATTGCCGATGCATCATCAGCCGAACGAATAGGAGCCCCACTAACCTCTTGACGAATAGCGTCTAGAATATCGTTCTGTGAAATGTACCCATTTTCATCTGTCTTGAAATCATCGAAAATGTCATGCTCACGCGCGATTATATTATCAGCTGCGCCCCGCCCGCGATCAGTAACAAATAGCCCAGGTACAGTCTTCGGCGTTACCCCCATATTGCGCAATTCAGCATCAAGTTTTGAGCCGATACGAACGCCCCCACGCTTTTTCAGTATGCTGAGAACTGGCGTTTTTGCACGTTTGATGTTTTCAGCCTTACGGGCTTCCTTCACCGTTTTGATAAGTGTATCGCCCTGCGATGCAGAACGAAGCGCATCAACAACCTGCTTAGGTGCGCGGCTTCGCAATACATCAAACCTGCGCATTTCTTCAGCCTTGACACGAGATAGTTTCCCTTCCCTGACCTTAGACCGTTCAGCCATTCGCTCTTCGATCGATGTAAGCCGGTCAAATGCTTTCTGATATTTGTCATCAACAGACATCGTTTGAACGACCTTATTCCCAAGCTTTGTCTCTTCCTGCCTGAAAATAGCCTTATCCATCTCCGCATCAAAATACTTACGCGCGATCTGGCGGAACCTTGTTTCTTCCCCGATCAGTCGTTGGCGGTTCCACATGCGCGTCACATAGCTCGCCGCCGTCGTGGTCTTGACATCTTCTGGCAGAAGCTTTTTCTCAATGGCGCGAACAAGCAAAGGATCGAACACCTTTTCGCGAGCCGCCTTTGCAGCCGTCGTTACAAACTCATTCCCGCCCGGGTCGATGTCATTGCGCCGGCCAGCCTTGGCAACGCGCTCCATGAATTGTGTCTTGGTCAGCACTTCGCCAGAAGCCGGAAGGCGAGCCGTCACAGCGTTCGCGCCAAGCTCTTTCCGATACTTGATATATTCCGCATCGGCCAGCCGCTTCCATTGGCCGTATGACCCGCGATTGTAGATCTTGACGAGATTTTCAACGTCGCCACCAAGCGACTTCCCATCCATATTCATCGTTGTGTAGACGGGGTTATCCACCATTTTCAGATAGGTCTCGCGGACCTTTGCCGATGGTGACATGAGCGTGCGAATTCCAGGGCTAATGCGCGCCGCAGCCGTTGCGTTGGCGACGATCTGCGCAGCCCTAGGACCTCCTACACCCATTTCCTCTAATGTCGGGGCTATATCATCAACAGATGCAGCACCAACGGCTTGTGCTCGCTTGACGATCTTATCGACAACAGACGCCGGATTGGCGACCTCTCCGGTCAAGTCATCTTCAAGGCTCTTGGCAACGCGGTCCCATTCGGCTTTACCAAACAGCTTCGAAACGCCGGCCCCAAGAAGCCCCCCGAGGATAACTGAACCTCCAATAGCAAACGCACTTTCCTTTCCGGTTCGAAGCACTTGTGTTTCGTGTAGGCCAGCCTCTTGAATGGCAGTCGATACACCAGCCGCAAGGCCGACAGAAGCGGCAGACCGCAACGCGCTGTATCCAATTCGCCCGCCACGAACCAAAGCCCCGCCAGGAATAAGCGTCGGAAGATCGATCATTCCAGCCCCGAATGTCAACGCCATGCCGGTCATGCCAGATGCTGATAGTGTCGCCCTATCCTTCCGTTCCATATCGATGCTTTGTTTCATTGCAGCGGCAGCGGATGGGTTATAGACCTCTTCAAAGAGAGGCGCATATTCCTCATATCCTTTCAAGTCTTTGAACGGATCATAGGCGGGATCGACGGCGGCAAGATCGCGCCCAGAGTAATTCAGGCGCGGGCTCGCAATGGTTGACCCAACGATATTCTCTTGCCGAAATGCAGCGCCAAGCGCATCCATAAATGACGGGTCAGGCGTTTCCTCGGGCGTATACCCGACATATCCGGCATCATCGAACGTGATCGCTTTGTTAATTGGCATTCTGATCACGTACCTTTTGCTCGGCTTCGCGCATTTTCTGCATGCGGAACACGTCTGGATAGTCTTTGAATTCCTCACTCGCTGCATCGCGAGCGGACCGGATCTCATTGTAGAACTTTTCGTCATCAACAGCGACGGCGAGATTGCCCTTCTGGATTTCAGACGATTTCTCGATTGCAGTCTTATCCGCCGATGCCGGATCGGCCGTGAATGGATTGGGGAGCTTGTTCAGCTTCCCGTCCTGCACATAAAACAACTGGTAGTTCGGCGGCTTACGCGCTGCTATATCCCGTTCTGTCTGTTCGTATGGCTGCAAGAATACTTCTGTTGCGTCGATCCCTTCGGCTTTTAGATCGGCGATGGCTTGAAGCCGGATATATTCGTGCGAACCATTGATATCAGGCGGATAGGCTTTCTCAGGCGGGAGCTTGATCACAGAGCGATCGCCAGCCATGGTTAGGCCAGACGTCCCGTAAATCTTCTGAAACCTCTCGTTGGCCATCTTCGAGCCAAGCTCGATATCTCCACCTGCATCCGCGATCCCCTCCTCGAGCATGGCCTTGTAATCGGCAGTAATGACCGCTTCGGATTCAGGCGTGTATCCAACAGATATCTCGGATTGCGACGGCGTATCGCCTAGACCAGGCTGCAATGAAAATGCTGTATCGAACAGATCAGCGACCTGTTGAGGGCTAACTGCCTTGAGATAATCCGCGACCGGCTTTGACTTCATCACAGCTTCACGCTGTGCCGCCATGGCCGGATCATTCAGGTTGATGACCTTTCGTGCCGCCTCTTCGGATGAATATCCCATGTCCTGAGTGAAATGTCGAAATGCCGTCAGGTTTTTCTCGACCTGATCATGACCCGTCATGTTGGCAAGCGACAATGGAGCAATCCGCGAAATGCTATCAGCCGTCGATAGCGCCTGATCCATCTCAGTAACTGACGTTGACGCCAGCCCGCGCCGCAATTCCGCCTGAACCTTGTCGGGAATGAACCCCGTCTGCGTAATGACTGCGCTCGTGATCAGCGGCCGCTGCTCTTCCGTCGCGGAAGACAGCATTTTATCAAATGCCTTGTTGGCAATCTTGGTCTGATCGCTATCAAAAGGATTGACGGCAACACTCTCTCCAGTTCCAAGAGCCGAAATGAACTCATTGACGCCGGTATCCTCTTTCATCGCGCTGTTGAGCGTATTGATCAAGGCTGCCTTATCACCGTTATCGAGAAGCTGATTGCTAAGAATATCCGCCTGCGAAACGCGGGCAGGATTGACGGCGATCTTTAGGCTGAAGTCATCTCTAGCCTGCTGCTGAAAAGCCTTGGTTTGAGTAACTTGCTCTCGGTAGATCTCATCGTTGCGCGCAGTGGATATTTTTTGCACATCGGCTTTAACGCCAGGAGAAACCTTGTCCCAATATTCAGGCACGGATTTCCCGGCCATGTGTTCTGAGATAGCGGCTTGAGCCCAACCAGGAACGCTTTCCTTGTGATACGAAGGCCCCCACGCACGACGACCACCAAGATCAAGGTGGATGGAATTAGCGTAAACACCAATCCCCGTAAACCCAAGCGCCGATGCCGTTCGGATGACTTTCAGGCGCTCAGCTTCCGACATGTTGGAAACGTCGAGATCAAGCGCATTCCCATCCATGTGCTGCGATTTCTTCGCTCCACCAGCCGCAGCATTATGAGAAGGATCACGGAACCCGGAATTGATCGGGATCGATATCCCGAGCGCGTTCTGCAGGCTCTTGAAATGTGAGACGACTTCAGGACGAACGTTTGAAATATCAGGCGCTTTTTTGCGATCCGTCGTCACAACCGGCATATCGATAGTGTCATTGAGACGAGCATCACCAGTCGGCAGTCTCGCCTTCACCTTTTTGTAATAGTCAGCAGTTTCAGCCGGCAAGGTGCTATCGTCGCGCCCGCTCTTGATCCAAGCATCAGCCCGCGACGGCCCACCGTTATACGCAATCAGCGCCGCATCATGATCGCCATTATAGCGTTCTAGGAGTGTCACCATGTATTTTTGACCATAGCGCAGCGATACGGCGGGGTTTTTCAGATATTCCTTTTGCTTTTCAAGCGTCTTTGGAAAATCAGTATCACCAAGTTGCCGGGCAATTTCCGCAGCCGTTTCCGGCATGACCTGCATAAGACCAGACGCGCCCTTATTGCTTTCAGCGCCAGGGTTTCCACGGCTTTCCACGCCGATCATTGCCCGCGTCAAAGGATCAATCTTGATGGCATCCCCGATGATTGGATTGTTCGGGTCAGGAAGATCAAGCTTCCCGGCCTCAGCCGCTAGCATCGCCTGCTGATCATAGCTCTTCTGCACAAATAGCTTGCGACGGTCTGACGCTTCCTCCGGCGTAATAAGCCCGGTCTTTTCGTTCATCGCGATGGATGCTTCGATATCCGCCCGCGCCTTATCCCTGATCTCGTCTGGCGTGTTTGGCTCGATGATCAGATTATAGTTGATCTCGTTTGCATCATCGAGCGCGGTAACTTCTGCCGAGCGCCGCTTATTTGTGGATTGATCGGCAAGCCAGTCTTTGGCCCGAACCCCGGCCTCCTGTTTCGCAGCAAGCCACTTCTCACGCATCTGCTGATCACGGATCAAAGCCGCCGACTGATTCAGCGTCTTGTCAATTTCAGGTTCGCCGCGTTTGTTCAACGTTGAATAATCGGGATCATTCTCAAACTGATTTTGAACCCCGAGCAGGCCCTTGGTCGCGTTCGCTTCGGCGCGAGCGATATCAACCGAATTCTGCTGCTGCTTTTCTTCCTTAAGAATAGCGATCTCAGCGTCACCGATATCGCCAATGCCAGCCGCGAGCTGCGATATCCCACGGCCAATCGCCGTTGCATCATAGCTGGCGATCTGCCGACCAGAACGAAGGCCAGGCATTTGGCTAAGGCTATACTTGTCAGGTATTCTAGCCATTAAACAGAACCCGAATTTGTGCGATATTTGGCAAATCCAGACGCGAGCTGGCCAGCGCCACCAAGGAACGACCCAAACAGTGAAGCCTGCCCGCTAAGGCGTGTTGCGCTTGCCTGATCGAATAGACCCCGCTTGCGCTGTTCCCCGCCATATAGTGTTCCCTGTGCGTTCAATTCGCCCTGCCCCGCTGTGTCAGTCATCAGTTTGATAATGGTAGGGTCAGAAGCGCCGGCGCCTGATGATGCGGCAAGCGCCTGTTGCCTTGACTGGACAAGAGCGGCTTCCTTGCGCTGTTGATCAGCTTGGCGCTGCGCAGCCGCAAGTTCTTCCTTGCCCTGCATCTTCTGCTGTTCGGCCTCGAACTGCGCTTGATTGTTCGCAGCAACGCCTTGAGCGATAGTGCCGATAGCGCCAATAGCCGCGCTGATAACGCCTAGTGCTGCCATTGCCACACCTCTTGACCGTTCATGATTTCGTCTGTCTTTTCGAACCCGGCAAGTGCGCAAAGTCTTTCGGACGTTTCATATGACCCATCGCGAAGCGTGAATACCTCTGTCTCGCCAAGCTGTTCAGCCTGTCTTAGCATCGCAGCCGCATATCTCAAAGCCTTGCGCCCTTGACCTTGTGGCATGTCAGGCTCAACAAAAAACCATAACCAGCATCTATTCCCCATCCACGCCAGACCCCCACCAGCGACCGCCTTGCCGTCAACCATGGCCAGCTTGCAAACGACAGGTGCATCTATTTCAAGCCCAGAGAGAGCCTTTGCCGCCATGCCGTGGGCGGAGATGACTTCCATCATCCGTTCGTATCGATCGTAAAAACAACACCAAGGAAATTAGCAGGCCAATCCACGGTCATGCATATGCGAGCGTCTGAATCCCATCCCCCACCGAAATTGATTTCGCCTTCCTCGACAACGGTATCAAATGATACATCATCGGGGATTTCGCCTTCCAGAAGCGCCGGCAGCGGATATAGGGGATGATCTGCATTGTCGAGATATCGACCGTATCGAATGCCTGATCTCACATAGTCCGACATGATTAGGCCGAGGCTCGACACATTTTGCTTCTGCATCATTGGCGTACCACCAGCCGATGCATATGCCAGCCGAGATGATTTGTAGGTTCCCTGATACGGAAGCCCGACGCAATAATCAGTGACGGCAGTTCCGATGTTGATTGCTCCTGCCGCTGAAACCGTGAACAGCTTCGGAACCGTTAGCCCATCGACAACCTCGGTGATTGGCTCTCCATCTGCCCAAACCTTTACAGACTGGCCTCGAAGATGAGAAAGGCCGGAAATCGCAGCAGACGCTGGATTATTGACCCCGACGACATGGCTATCCATGATCCGCGCCACGGTATCAGGTGCGGCTTGCGCATCCGTTGCCATCTTTTCGATATATCGCTGGGTATCGTTGTTGATTGTTCTGCGGACGATGAAATAAACGTTGTCTTGATCAGTGCCAGGAAGAACCGCGACACGCTCAAACCCACCGGGCGAAGTCGTTATCGGAATAAACGCAACGCATTTGTCTTCCGGCGCATAGACCATGCACATGCAATCGCCATTGTTGAGCACGGCCCAAATTCTGGTATCAGGTCGGCGGGAAACAGCAATGCTGGCAATCCCGCTTTCAAACCAGCTAGAACACAGCCGCGTCAATTCACTGGCGAAGTAATCACCGCTCGATCCGTCGAATACCAGATCAAACAGGGCCTTTGTCGTGCGATCAACAAATATCCCCCTGCCATCAACCCGGCACGCCGCGACATCTGCGCTACCGATCGAAGACGAGCTTTTCAGCGTGAACGCGGTTGGCGTAAGAGGCTCATCAAGACCAGAAGACTTTGCGGAAATCTCGCCGCCATTCGCCCCGATAACAACGCGCTGGAGAGGAAGCAGCCATTGCACTTCATTCACGCCACCGATGGCAATCGAACGAGAGATAGGCCCGCTATCGCCTTCCGTGCTTTCATCGAACACATCGTAGGCGTCAGAGACAGAAGCCCACAGCTTATCGTCGCCAGCCCAAAACAATCGACCCTCGGACAGAGCAACAGCAGTCGGCCACTTCTGGCTATCCGACCACATGCCCTCACGCCATTCCGTCGTATATGTGGTGTTTTTGAACGGCTTCACCACCTCCGCGCTTGCCGTCAATGCGTCTGAAACTGCTGTGATCAGACAAACGCCATCCCCACCGCCGCCATCATAGTTGATCGTGATGTCAGCAGATCCCGAAGTACGCGTGTTTTCGAACCCTATCCTGTAATAAACAATGATATTTTCGTCGCTGTCGTATTGCAGAACATCGGTATCGTTGGCCGTTATGGCTTCGCTATCGTTGGAATTGCTTTTCCGGTATTGCTTAAATCCGAAATTCTCGCTGTCATAGGAACGAAAGCATTTAAGGGTTCCAACCCACGTTCCTGCGACGGTATAGGTCCAGTCCCGGTCATTCGTGTTCTGCGTTGACCCATCGCCACCAGTGACCTTGATCGGGTCTGTGTGTGTGTAATCATCCCCGAGAGACTGCTGAATATGCTGCCCGTCATGGCTAAGCTTGAAGATTGCCCCGACATGATCAGCCGTGAAGAAATTATCGCTTGCCGTGAGCGTCACATTGCCCTCGGTTGCCGATGGCTTGAGACGAACCGGAGCGCTCTTGTCGGCCATGAACGGACCAAGGTTGGAAATGTATTTGACGACGGACCATGACCGCTCGCCACGACGTTCGATTTTGTATTGCTGCTGGCCAGAGGCAACGAATATGACATCGGCAGATTGCGCCATGCGCAGCACCTTGATTGCCGCGTTGCCCCATGGCGTCGTGACTGTCATCACCCCTGGGTTTTCAATCGTGCATTCCGAAACGATACGACGGGCGTTGACATCAGTCGTCTGGAAAAGAAGGTGGAATGCGCCGGCAGGGCGGAAGGAAAGCGAATGGCTGCCTGTCCCGAGCTGTGTCTCGGCAATGTATTCATCGCCGCCGGTTGTCGATCCGCATCGGAACGTAACCGGGCCGCGCCCAACCGTAATCCGCAGCGCATGTTCAATCCCACGGTCTCCAGTACCGACCGGAACATATTGCGTACAATATGCCTTCGACCCACGAGCAGCAGAAGTCAAAGTCAATTGGCTGGACGAGATTGTCGCCGTAGCGCCATCAGTTGCGCCAAGCACCCACGAGCCGGTAGACCCGAATGACGGCTTGTCAATTACCGTCGCGACATCCGGCCGCGTTATGATCTGGTCATTGACATAGACGCGCATTTGAAATGCCTGGAATTCAAGAAGCGCGGCATCATCAGCGGAGAAGACAAACTCTGAAATCGTAACCGGATCATTATCGCCGGTCGATCCGATGTATTGCGTGCCAGGGCGAAGGAACATATTGCCAGCAACGGAACACATGAGATTGGTTTGATTTTCGGACGCGAGACGCATTCGCTCCTGATCGGTGCGAACAAGCTTCTTGCGGTCAATCACGCCCACAGAAAAAGATTGCAGATACACGTTTTGTTTAGGCATTGATTACCCCAACGCAAACTGATAATGTAAACATATGAAAACATACCCCATTTTAACTGGACAATCTTTCGGTAAGTGGCGCGTAATAGCCATAGCAAAAGATAAAAAAGGGAGACCATACTGGCTATGTCAGTGTGACTGCGGTAGCCCGCCTAGAGATGTAGGGCACCACAATCTGACCTATGGGATATCCAAGTCGTGCGGGTGCTCAAAGAGAAGGCATGGACATTGCTTAATGGGTAAGCCAAGCCCAACGATGTCTTCCTACCAAGCGATGCTTGGTAGATGCACGCAGCCAAGTAGCCCAGCCTTCGAGCACTATAAGCGTCGTGGTATTACCATGTGCGAACGATGGCTTTCTGGCAATGGGCAACTGAACGGCTTCGAATGTTTTTTCGCAGATATGGGCGCGAGACCTTCGATCCTTTTTTCAATTGAACGAGTAGATAACGATAAAGGCTATGACCCGTCTAACTGCCGTTGGGCGACTCATCGCGAGCAGGCAAGAAATCGGACGACAACAAACTTTCACGAATACCAAGGCGGTATGGTTACACTCCGTGAGTTGTCAGAAAAAACAAACATACCCTACGAAATGCTGCGCCACCGTATTGCACGACGTGGATTACCAGTCGAAACGGCTGTCAACATGGGCCCCAAAAGACAATATCGCCGTCCTAAGTAGCCATGCGCTATTCCCGGTTCATTCGCGTGCCGGAGCGAAGCCGAGCGCTCACAAGCCTGCCTTGAGGACGAAACGAGACCTTCTCATCAACCGCATCCTTGGCTTTGGCATCTTTCAGACGGCCCTTGAACAGATTGAACATGTCGTTGCGATTACTCTTGTCGTTGCTGATAGGAAGCCCGCTCTCAAATGCCATGTAGGCTTCGAGAGCCTTGGCAAACGATTGACGCCACGCCCCGACATTCCATCCATAAGCCACGTCGTTCGAGACGTAGCGCACATAGAGCGTATTGACGTTGGCATACCAGTAATTGCGCTCGTCAAGGAAATCTTCATAGCCGCTATTGAAATTTCCATCGGTGGAAATGTTAACCGTGCGAACCCAATCGGTCGGCTTGATAAACACATACTTGTGCCCGAAATCTGATTCCAGATCGGTATCGGCAAGGATGCTTGAAGCCCGAATTGCAAAATTCCACATGCCCTGTTCAAGCATATAGTTCACAGCCGTCGCCCATACCTCATCGAGCGCCGTGCGGTTCTTGTTGATCTCGGTCAGGGATGACAGACGAGCATCACCGATGAGCCGCAAGGCCCCTCTATAGATTTCAAGCTTGTCTGCCATGTTAACCCCTTACGCTGCAACGCCGTGAATTTTGGCCGAATGATCCTTGGCCGACGCAACAGCTTCCGCCTTGGTCATGTGGTCACGGCTAATCTCTGTCCCCTCAGGCGTCATACGAACCCGCCAGCGCGTGCGCGGCGTATGGTCGACCGAATACCCGTCAGGGACATCGCCCGCGTATTCTACGGCTGCTTCCTTCTGTTCAGTCCAGATCCTCAGTGGATAGGTATTGACGAAGCCAAGCCCCTTGTTCTTGACGCGAAGTGTGATGTCGAAGCCCTGCCCGATTACATCGATCAAGTCACCACAGCGCATTCGTTCTGTGTGGTGCCGCCAAAAGCCAGGGACCATGATGTCGTCAAGGGTAATATCGGTGCTGTCGCTCAGGTCGACATGGTGTTGTGTCCGCACATAATCGGCGGTCTGTCTCATGGCGTTGGGATGGAGATGTTTCATTTGTTTGCCTCGTTCATTGGAGCACCGGAAGCGAGGGCGGCACAAAGACCGCCCCCACACTCCGATCAGCAGGTGTGAGGCGCACCGCGACCGAAGCCGCGAAGCGCTTATCAGGCGAGGATTGCAGCCTCGACAGTGGCGGCGCCACCAGCGGTAACGGCGCTCACGACATGCAGTGTCGCACCAATGGTCGCCGAGGACTTGACCACGATAACCACGTCGTTGACACGCATCCCGAGAGCCGCGCCGTTGGTGAAATATCCCGATGCATCGACATCGGTATGGACATCCGTCGAAACGTACATCCACAATGCAGGAGCTGCGCCGACCGCTTGGGCGACACAGTTCGGGGGGTTGGAAGCAGCATAAGCCATTTCATATTTTCCTTACGTTGCGACGAATGCGGAACCATCATGGGTAATCTTGATGATGCCACTGTTCTGGAGGATCTTCGGGCCGTGGAAGACGGAAGCGCGGGACCAAGAAATGTCCTGCTTTTCGTCGTACCCGGTGGCGATCTTTTCTTCGCCAATGTTGATCGCGTAGCCGATGGCCTTGCGATGATACATGTAGCAAATTTCAGACGCGGTTCCGATGCCGGTCACGCGGCTGGAAACGATCCAGTTGATGCCGGCCCAACGAAACATCTTGCGAGCCGGCCCGCCGAATGGCTTCATCTCGACAAAATCGCCGCTGGCAAATTCCGTGGTCTGCAGAAGATAACCACGAAACGCCGGAGAAATGACGGCGAACATGTTGTCTTCGTCTTCCACGTCAACGTCGCTGTTGCCGAGAATAGCCTGAGCGCCGAGGATAGTCGAAAGCGAGGCTGTGCCTGTTCCAAAATCCTGAGTAGCGTTTGCCAGTTCGGCTAGCAAGGTCAGATCGATGTCGCGATTGATGACCGCGATGGATTCATCGCGCATGATCTTGATCTGGTCGCCCTGCGATGCGAACACGTTGAACCCGGTCAGTTCATACGGCGCATGTTTTTCAACAAGCGTCGCAGTAACCTGGGAGTTCGTCGGGTTGCCGTAGGGGATCAGACCATTGGTGCCACGAGTAACCGCGACATCAGAGGCATTGCCAGAGACAAGGAACGTCGCCTGGTTGCCGCTGGAGACCATTTCTTTCGTCGTGGTCAGCTTGAGAAGCGACTGCTTCTGTTCGAACGCAGGAATGAAGTCCTGCTTATACTGGATCATTGCAGCTTCGACTGCCATATCCATATCCTTTCAAGATTGTGAAGGTTGGGGATTTGGCCGAGATCGATGCAGGGTAGCCTTCTACGTTCCGGGTCTCTTGCGAGGGTGGCCGGTCAGCATCAGGGTCTTCATGTCTTCGGTATTGGTCGTTCTTATGCCGGTCTCTTGCGAGGGTAGCGGCCGGTTATTTCTTGCGCTTCAGATCAATCTCGATCATCTTGCGCAATTCCTTGTCAAGACCTTCCTGCTCATATCGAGCAAAGTCGGTATTCCTGATCTTTTCGATTTCTGCACGGCGGCTTTCATGGCGAGCGGCAACATCGGAATTTGCAAACACGCCGTCGCCATAAATCTGCCTGCCCAGGTCAGACGCCCATTTCATGAAATCCGGGTTATTGCCGAGCAACCGGCCGTCTTCACCGCGAAGACCAGCCCAACCCATCGCTCCAAGCGGGCTATCGTCAAGCACGCGCTTTGCAAGGCCGAGATTGCCCTTGTATTCAGCCGGAGACCACTCGCTACGAAGCGCGTCTTCTGTCTCATCCTTCTGCGAAAGATCGGCCTCGGACTGCTGCTCCAATACAGCGCGCTGGCTTTCAACATACCATTCCGTTGCAATCGCCACTGCATCAGGCGTAGCGCCCTTCTTGTGGGCAAACTCGGTGAACTGCGCCAACACAGGCTTGTCCGCGTCAGTGAGCGCCTTGGTCACGGTCTCGGGAAGCTTGTACCCGGTCGGATCGTCAGGGATGCCTACAGCCTTGCGCCACTCAGCCATTGCTTTTTCATCGCTGGCGTCGGCTGGCTTTTCAGCCTTCGGCTTTCCTTCTCGGATCAGGCGCTCTTTTTCAAGCAGAGCCTTGCCAACATTGGCAGGGTTTCCATACCGATTGATCAGCTTGGCAATTTCTTCATTGCCGCCTGTCAAAAGGTCTCGCCAGTTATCAGGGACAGAGCCTTTGTCAGCAGGTTTATCACCGCCCTCTAGCGCGGTTTTGCCGCCATCCTTGCCAGCGTCATCCTTGCCGCCAGTAGCGCCTTGATCTGCGCCGCCCTGATCACCAGCCGTCGCTTGCGTCGTGACATCCGTAGTTGGCTCCAAAATATCAGTAGTTGCCTCAGTCATTTAACTTGCCTCGCTTCGCCTCAGTCTCTCTCACGACGGCTTTCAGAACTTCGGGCGTCAGCATCTTGACGATCTGAGACCCGACAAACCTACGGCCTTCGTGAAAATCAGTCCCGCTACTCCCGCCGTCTTCCGGCAGTCGATAGCTCATATCGTAGAGATTGCTCGCCTTCCTGATAATCCAGTCCAGCGCGAGCTTCTGTTGGCTGTCAGTTGCAACACCATCCTGGAGAGCCCGCATCGCCATAACAAGCGGGTAATCGTAATCGGCAGGAGCATTCGGCTTCATGGTACAAGCCCCGCCTGCTGTAGAGCCTGCGCACCAGCACCGACATTCTGCGCAGTCATTCCGCCTGCGTTCGCCAGTTCGGCAGCCTTTGCCAGTTCAGCGGCCTGATTATCAGCCTCTTCCGTTGCTTTCAGGGTTTCCTCATCGACAAACCAATCTGGTTTAGCGCCGGCGCCGCGAACAGCATCACGAGTAGCTTTCTTGAAGTCATAGCCCTTGGCAACCGTCTGGTCGAACTGTGCCGAGGCAGCGACGATCTGCAATGATTCCTGATAGGCGGCGATAACCTGTCTGCCTTCCAACGTGTTCAGCGGACCCTCAAACTTGAATGTAATGTCCGTTCCTTCAAGCTCTTTCGGAGGTGCCGGGATTGCCTTGTTCGCAATCAGCGTTTCGAACGTCACATCGAGCAGTTTCAAATGGTATTCGCTTTCGATCGGCCCGAAGAATGGAAGTGCAGCACGGCGGAACTCATCAAGCCGAGCCTGCGTTTCGAACGCCGTCATCTCATGAACCTTCGGAAGCATCAGCTTGTTGAGCAGGAACGATTCCGCGATCAACGTCCGCACGTCCTGTTTCATTTCAAGGCCGAACCCAATCTGGCCTCGATTGTCCAAGGTCATCATCTTGTCTTGAATTTTCTCATCATCTTCAAGATCAACGTAGGTCATACCACCTGCGTAAAGGTTGACTGCATCGCGAAACATCTCGCCTTTAGCGACTGTCGGGGGATCAATGGCCTTCTCCCCGCTATCCAGGATGATACGCGCAAGGTCTTGCAGCATTCTACCATCAGGCAAACAGTTGATCGTTGCCGGCGAAAACCCGATGCTGATATTCGAAAGAGTGCGCCAACGTGGCACAACGTAGTTGAACACCGCCTTGCCGGATTCCCCGAGCATCTCCTGATTTTCACAGTCAACATAGATCGAGATATGCGGCTTGCCCTGATACTTGCGCCGCATCTTCTTGTCTTCGCCATAGATGTCATCAACCGGCATGAGTATGTGGCGAAGCTTGAACGCCTTGTTCGGCTCTTTCTCGGATGCCGTCTTGATTGTCTTATGGCACTCAGGCCAGCGCTTGACGATGTTGCGAGCCGTCATCATCAGCGTGCGCTGTACATGATCGATCTGGCCATCACCGTCCATCATCCATGCGCAATCACGCGGATGCCATGCCCTATAAAGCAGACCATCGCGGGCAATATTTTCTTCGGCTGACAGCACAGGATTGCCGATCGTTACCCAATCGTGATCAGCCTCAATTGTTGCAGCCGTGAAGTTAGCCCGAGGCGCGTAGATGAAATTGCGCATTGCCTCTTTGGTCTTGTCAAACCAATCCATATTGGACGGCAGTTCGTCGCGTTCATCATTCCCTGTCGAGACATTGAACCAGTCGCCTTGACGCAACATCGCGTGCGGCATGTTGCCAAGCGTCTCGCGAGCCTGAACCGTGTAACTGTCCATCAAGTTCGACTGGAAGTCTGTGCCTGGCGTGAGGTCAGTCGTGAAGTCGGCACGCATCGGATAGAACAGTTCGGCCAACTCCTGACGCATCGTATTCCATGGTTGTAGCGCGCTGAAAAGCCCGTCACCGATCTCTACAAGGCGCTTTGCGCGGCTATCCATCTTTATGCCTGACCCAATGCGGTATTCTTGTATGCCTGATTTGGCTGGCCTTTAGGAGCACCGCTTGCCCCACCTTGCGAGAGGATCGTGCTTTCACGGCCAGAACGGCCCATGATCTTGCGACGAGCCGCTTCCTCGGCAGCACGCACAGACGCGTCGTTCGCATCAGTTGGCATAGGAGCAGGAGGCGTTACTTTTGGCTTCGAAAACAAACCAGACATTGAATTTCCTTTCAGCGTTGCCGCCGCATCTTCGGGTAGCTCAGATTAACCACAGGATTGCCGCCACGCCGCATATTGCTGTCTTGCTTCGTCATCGCCGGGAACAGAGACGCAAGCCCCCATATCGCAGCGTCAGCACGGTCAGGCGATCGGCTGCCGATATAGCCTGCCGTCGTCATGGCGCAAAGTTGATCCTCAAGTTCCATGAAATGCCCAACAAGCGATATCTTCTCTTGCTCGAACAGAGCCGAGATAGGTTCAGCACGGGCAATCTTGCCGCGACTTGCCTTCACTTCCCGAACCGGGACAGTCCCGCCGATCTTGCGATCTTTATCAGCCGCTGCAGAGCGCACAATTTCAGCAACCATTGCACCGCCGAAATTGGTTTCAGCAACAACCGCATCGGCTTCCCACCGGTCAAATGCCGAGATGATTGCCTTGCCCCACATTGCAGGTGCCATGCGACCAGACAAATCCTCCAGAATGTATCCCCTGCCATCCTTGCCAAGACCACAGACGACGATGCCAATCTCATCCGATCTTGTGTCTTCCTCGCCGGCAACTCCAGACGGATCAACCGCAATGACGATCCGCGCCATATCAGGCACAACGCCGTTTGTTATCCGCTGCTGATCGAGCAATTCAAGCGACCACAGCGCGCTTTCGGACATATCCGCAAACTGGCCAAGTAGGAAGCGCCGCCGCATGGCTTCCGACATATTGGCAAGCTCTTCAAGATATAAAGCCGAAAGGTTTTCCTCGTTGTCCTTCGGGTTCATCAAAAGCGATGCAAAATTTCCCGGGTTAGGGACAGGCTGCTTTCTGTCAGGATCACGCTTGTTGACAAATAACTGATAGGTCCAATGGGCCATACCAGGCGGGTTACAATTGTGGCTAACTATCCCGTTAGCAACATAATGATTGGTAAATGGCACTTCGACCGTATATGATGCAATGGCGGCCGATGGCTCAATATCAACCACCGTTTCAAACACGCATCCATCCATCAAAGGAGTATCGCATGCCAGAAGATCAACGGATGAATTTATGGACCCAAGGGCTGTCTGACCAAGAGATTGCCATTCAGACTGGTTATAGCGTTGCCACTGTCTGTAGATGGCGTCATCGTCTCCAACTGCCTCCGAATACAAAGACGGCAACTCTGCCAGCAGAGAAGCAGGAAGAACTTCTGACGCTTGTGAAGCAGGGCATCCCACTAAGTCAAATTGCGGAACAGACTGGCGTCTTTGTTGAGACAATCCGTAAGCTAGCAAACCGGAAAGGCGTTCAATACCAGCGTGCGACACGTCGGACGACTGCAAAGGATGTATTTGGTACTCTTGGCTATGGTGGATATGTTGAACTTCGGGTTGATATGGATGGCCCATATGCGAACCTAGTCCGCCATGGTGGAAAGGAAACTGGATATGCTGCTCTTCATCGGATGAGGATGCAAGACAAACTAGGTCGCCATCTCCATCACAATGAGATTGTTCACCATGTTGACGGGGATATTTACAACAATTCCCCTGATAACCTTTCTGTGTTTCAGTCAACGGCTGACCATCTTGCACATCACCGCGAGACTGGCCTTGCCCGATGCAAAGAATCCTCTGGCCGATGGAAATATCCGAAAGCTGACGCCATCCTTCGGGCGTCCAAAATTGGTGCGAAGAAGTAACCCGCAAAGATTTGCCTCTGTTGGTCTTGACCACGTACATACGGCTAATCCCGCTCATCCATGGGGCAGACGCTTGCCTAACCCCATGCGTGGTCAAAACCTTGATCGGTTTTCCAACCAATGCAAGATTCTCAATCGTCTCTGTGTGCCCGTCCAGAACAGTGTCGCCAGATACGCAATCATAAAAAGCTTTCAGCCTCAGCGGCGTGTTCTGCGCAAGGCGGGTGATTGCCATGTTACGAGACGCCCACGGTATTTGTGAGCACTCGTTGAAATAGATAGTGGCATATTCCTGCCCGAGGATCTTCTCAGTCCGTTCCTTGTCGTCAAGCCCGCCAAACCAGATCTCAGACCCATTCGGAAGTTTCATGTACCAGTCGGTTTTATCAACCGTCCAACGATCCTTCAACTCAGGGAAGCTAAGCTCCATGACCTTCGGCAATGTGTCGAGAATTACCGACGCCTTGATATGGTTGAACCGATAGCGGAGCATCGCATGGCGGCTCTTGTGTGCCAGCGCCCGAACAATGATGGCCCGAACAAACCCGTATGTTTTCCCGCTGTTGTGGTGAAGTATCCCGTTGGCGAAATATTGCTCACAACCAGGAACATGCAGAGTATAATACGGCTGTACGGCGGCTCTAGTTATGCTATTGATTTTAGACAACGAATACCCGTTAGACAAAGGAGTATCGGGTGGCAAATTTTCATGGCCGGAGCATAGGCGTCCATCGCTATCATCTTGTTGAATCGATGATTCACGACGGGTTGAATGCCCGTCAAATTGCGGGATACCTTGGCGTTGACGCCGAGACGGTTCGAAAGTTTGCGCGAAAGCGCGGATTAAAGATAACCCCGCAGGACATGGCGATGGAAAACCACTCGGCATGGACCGGAGGAACGACGCGAGACAAGCATGGCTATATTCTCGAACGCGTCGGGAAAGATGGCCCCCACGGCTATCTGATCCGAACAGGCCGGGCAGAAGACAAGCGAGGCTATGCCGCTCAACACCGCATTCGCATGCACGATAAGCTGGGACGGCAACTCCTGCCTGATGAAGTGGTCCACCACATCGACGGCAATGTTGAGAACAACGATCCTTCAAATCTAGAGGTTTTCCAGACGAATGCTGACCATCTCCGAGAAACGTTGGCTGGCAAGATCCCGAACTGGAGCGAGCAGGGTTGGAAAGCGATGTGCGCACCGCGACCTTATCGCCAACGCAAAGAGCAAAAGCCTTTACCCATCGATCACCATCCCAAAATCGATGATCATCTGTGACCGTAACTGATCGGCCGTCTTCAAGATCGAACCGCACCAACTCAGCCGATCCCTTCATAAAAGGGGGATCGGCCATTTGTTTGCCGTGAGATGTGATCACTTCAACGGGCCGGCCTATCGTGGCTAGTTCCGCAATGGTCTTCGTATGGCCGTCAAGTACCGTGTCGCCAGATACGCAACGGCTACCACCGTAAGCCATCACATGCGTTGCGTCAGAGCCGCACATATCACGTTGCGCGACCTGCCTTTTGGTTAGCTTGAAGGTCAAATTAAGCCTCTAAATATGCCATTTTCTACCAGAGATAGGTATAACCCCGGCAGAACTGGCATTTTCAGCCATATTAGCGCACGATTGCAACCTATAGTAATTTCTCGTCGTCGGCAGCGAACGTGATCATAACGGCGCTGTTAACGTCTGCCGTGATCTTATCGCCGTATTTCTTCGGGAGAAGCTTTGCGGCTCGCCATTGATAGGCCGATATCTTCACGCGATCTGCCGCCGCAGTCTCTGCTGTGCAGGCGTTAGCCGTGTCGAGGATCATATCATCCATCAGATCGGCTTGAAGCTCTCGCGCGCGCGCGCTCCTTGCCGCAAAATCATCATTTGCAGCCATCCACCTTAGAACAGTCGATCTATTCGGCATGTTTTCACGTTCGCATATTTTGACCATACTGAGGCCATCAGCGAGCAAATCGCAAATCTTCTCCGCAAGTTCGTCGCTATAACTGGACGGCCTTCCCATTTACGCTATCCCTACGCCGAGCTTAGCCAACAGCGACACAAGCGCAATAAGGCCGACGATTGCCTTGAGGATCATGCCGATTGGATGAGGCGTTCCTATGTTGTCGATGATCCAGAATGCCACGACGACAATAACTGCGATGATGAGCACTGCGATGAGTACGGGCATGGTGCGCTCCCTTTCGAGGAGTTGGGGCGGAATTACATATGCTCTCGCAATTGGTTAGCTTGCTCTTCCAGAAGATCAGCCACATATTCGAGCGGCATGTGAGTGACGCACAGATTGACAGCGCATTCCATAAATTTGAGAGAGGAGCGCCGCAGATATTCCGAGCGCTCCTGTTCAACCAGATCGGATAGAGCGTTGAGTTCTTCCTTGCTGATCTTATCCATTGTCGTCGCCTTATGCGTTTGTTATATCGCCGCCGGCAATCACATTGCCATTTGGCAGCCGCACAGCGAGATATCCGGCGTCTGTTCCGGTATCGGTATAGATGACCTCGCAGACCCCGGCCGTCGTCGTAATGGCGCGAAATAGCTTCTTTGCAATCACAGCCAGGATTTTACCGGATGCGCCGGCCGCGATACCAGTGGAGCCGCCAGTGCCGACGAAATCAGTCATCGCGCTGGACGAATACAACACGATCTCGAATGTCTCGGCATAGTTGATCGCAACACCATTCGCATCTTTGAGCGTAATGCTGATATTGCGCTGGTTAGCGACCGTTGCGCCTTCTGCAGATACGGTGATTGTTGCGGTTGCCACGCGGGATGTGAGCCGGAGATTGGAGCCGGAATTAGCCGACATCAGCTCGTTATATGGACCGAGCCCGAGACGGCGACCGAACAGTGATTTGTATGCTGGACGAGTGCTAGCCATGATGATTTGCCTTTGCTTTGATTATGGTTGCTTGATGATCGCTTTTGCAGATGGCCGCGATCAATAGCCCGCTACAAGTCCCATGGATGCAGTTGTTCCGACATTGCGGATGATCTTGACAGCCCATGGGTAATCGATGCCAGCGATCATGTATCGCGTTACGTCGGCGCTATCGCCTTCAAGGCGCATGACAACCGTGCCAAACGTGTTGCACGACAATGACCGGGATACTGTGGCCAGCGTCACATCGCCGGCTGAATAATCCAGGGCAACCATGCTCCGCAATCCAGCGATATATTCAATCGAGTTGCGGGAAACCTTATTCGCTACCATCGTTTAAATCCTTTGATTGTTCCTGGTTTAGGCTTCGGTCTGCCGAAAAACCAAATCATCCTGACCTGCCGTGGTTTTTATGAAACCCAAGATTGCTCTCTGCTGATTTTCGAACTGAGATGGCATCATATAAGTCATCGAAAAAACCCAAGTTAATAAGCTTTTGGTTGACTTTAATATAAGCGTGCCATTTCTGCCTCACTTTACTCCAAGATATACCAACTGCACCGCTAGTATTCGTGTTTGGAATTTTCTTGTTTTTGTGGTTTTCCTCAAAGGTAACTGATCTCAGATTTATAATCCTGTTGTCGGATCTCTGGCCATTTATGTGATCTATATTTATAGGCCACTGGCCAGTGTAGAGGAGCCATAAAACGCGGTGAGCAAAATGCGCCCTGCCAAAAATGTTACCAGCCTTGTATCCTTTATGTGAAACCGAGGCCAAAGCTTCGGTCCCGACGTAACGCTTATTCCAGCGCTCGCAATTCTTCTCTGCTGTCTGGTTGCCGGGCTCAAACATATCCGGCACCCTGGGCAACCAAAATAGCTGCCCTGCGCAAAAGTCCGGCTTGAGAATATTTGAAATTTCGTGATAGCTAAGATTATCCACTTCGATCTCCATACGATCGGGTTGGCTAGAGCGCCTCGTGGTGTCGCAAGCATCCGAGGCGTTCATTTTTTAGCATATTTCAAAATACAATTCAATTATTTAACTTGTTTTGGCAGCGCCATAGGCATCAATCCACCCGGCTGTTGGCTTGGTCATCAGCACGGCCTGAACACGACAATTGTCTTCACCGGGATGACCCGCCCATTTGCTGCCCTGATAGCGAGCAAAAACATGTGAGGCTTGATGCACCGCGCCTTGCGTTGACCGCCGTCCTTGGCCTTCTCTGCGGACGTGAGAGGCATCGGGTTGATGTCCCGCACCGCAGCCGTCGCTGTTGACGCGATGATCAGGAAGGCGATGGCAATCCAGATGTTCATCCGTTGCCACCCTTTAATGTGAGATTTGGCTTCCAATCTTCCGATATCCCTGAATTAGAAATATTGTTCTTTAGGATCGTTGCTATTGTGTCACCGAATGCCCACTGCGGCAAGATAGCCCCGGTATTCCAAATCGCGTATGCTTCCCCATCCGCGCCTATACCGACGAAAGCGAATGCCCTGATGTCTCTTTCTTTGATGATGGCAGCCACGCCCTTGGTGGCATCATTAGCAAGATTGCGCTTTCTGCGAGCCTCGACACGGTTCTTGTGTACGTGAAGCTTGACAGCCATGCCTATCTCCTGAAATGCAGTCCAGCGCGCCGAAATTCCGCAGTCTATGAAAACCGACCACTACCAATGATCAGCCAGGCTGGCCACGGTGACATGCACATGCACGATCTCGGCATTGTTGACCCGGCACCGCTGCGGATACCGGGAGGAGGTCCAGCTATTCATGAAACGAAGTTGCCGTCTCTCCGGCTGTCACGAATTGACCGTACGTTGCGGGATGATTGCCTTCCATTGGCCCAATGCACGGAGTCGAACCGTGGGCTTTCATCTGCTTGTTGCCATCTCTGGCGAATTAAGCCGCGGCCTTGCACCGCGGTGGAGACGTACTTTACATAGCCCGCCTTGGCTCTCCGCTACCCTGCTTCGCTTACTGGTATCCATGGCCCAGCAAGTCCGTGACGAAGGTAGACACTCGTTGCCCGTTTGGGCGAATTAGGCTTGCGTCGTTTTTACACGCTCTTGCTGGCAGCTTCCAGCATCCACAAAGGGTTAGCCGGTCCACCACAGACCTTGCCCTAACGCTCTACGTTTCTTGAGCTAAAGAGACCCGGCTGGTTATTCCGAGTACGCAAGTTGTTAGCCCTTTCGAGCTAATTGGTGGGTGACAAAGGATTCGAACCTATTTGTCTAAGACGCCGGGTTACAGCCGGCTGCAACTCTCCAACGTTGCCGCTCACCCATTAGTTTTGGCGGAAGGCTGAGGAATCGAACCCCTTACGTCTCCGTATCCTCGGTTTTCAAGACCGATTGCCGACCTTTCAGCGGAGCCTTCCATTTAATTCTGGCGGATGGTGAAGGAATTGAACCCTCGAAGCCTTGCGGCCTTACCGGATAGCAACCGGCTGCATTACCACTCTGCCAACCATCCTTATTATCAGGACGATCGCGAACTCTTATGGATAGCTTCCATTGATTTATTCCTAATCCGAACCGCCGTCTTGAGACATAATCGGCAGCGTGTAATTAAGTAACCGATTTGCGTTCGTTTTGCAACCCGCTCTCAAACAGCATAAGCCGAAGCCCACGCCGCAGCAATTCCATCTGGTGCGCCGGCATCATGCGCAACATTTCATTGTCTTCGATGCAGACGCCATACAGCGTTGATCTCACCTGCGGCCCATTCTCACAGACCGATAGAATGCGGTAGAGCCGCATAGCGTAAACTGTTGCTGCATTGGCTTGACGCGCTCTTTCGGCGCTCACTTCGCCGTCGTATCCACCGACTGAAAACAGGTTTTGGGCTCGGGGTGTAGGGAAAGGAATCCCGACCAGCCCATAGTAGCGTATGACGCGTTCCGTATACCAGTTACCGGCCTCAAGCTCTGACTTACTTATTTTGCCATCGAGGAAAATGCGACCAAGGGTGTAGCTTGCCAGACCAGCTTTGTCATAGTTTAGCTTATGAACGTTTTTCAGCCCGGCAATAGCTACGCTCATGACATCCTTCTCAGTTTCGCTTTGCTTCAATCGGCCACAAGGATTACGATCACCTTCCTTGCGTGGCCTTCCTGCTGATACACGCTGGCGGATGCGCAGTTGACGTAGCTTGTCGGCTTTGCTGGTCATGCCATACCTCGCTGTCTGTTGATCTTCTTGATGGCATGCAGCGCGGATGTATGGTCGAGTCCGCCAAACATCGACCCTATTTTCGGCAACGACAAGCCGAACTTATCCCGGACCTCCCATATTAGCAAATGCCGTACTGCGACCACGCTTTTCGTGCGATCGTTGCTCTTGACCAGCTCCCACGTAAACCCAAGCTGTTCGCACCTTTCGAGCACATGCGAAAGAGCAGGCGTCCGCAACAGACTTATCTGGTACTTATACCAGCTATGGACGTGCGCGTTGAATCGGCAATTCAGCTTTTGCCATGCCGGAGCCGGCACCGATCGCACTATTGGCACAATGCTCTTGCGTACCGGGACGCCATACATCCTTGCCCTACGCGCAAGTGCCGCTGCGTGCTGCTCCGCATAGCCCTGGAATTGCTGTACGGGGACGTGCATCATGCCTTTGCCTTCCTGTGAACTTCGCGAGCGCGGATGAAATGAGAAGCAACGATTCCCGCGAGAAGGTGATCACGATTTCCAAACATCAGTTCGACTTCATCATCTGGCGTCCACCCGCAATCAGGCGTTAGGTATCCACCGATCCGGGCAAAAGGCTCCAGTGCTTCCACTGCCTCGGCAAGCTGCTGACCGATCGCGGTGATGGCGGCCTCTGCTGCGTTGCGTTCGCTTTCAAGCATAGAAATGCGAGCGTCTAGGGTATTTCCCCTTTTGCGCTCGGCTATGTATTGGTCGGCTTTCTCACCATGCATCCGCATATGGTCGGTTGCGAGCTTCTTCTCTTCGGCAAGCTTCCCGCGCAGCGCGTCACGTTCGGCGGTGAGCACTTCGATTTCCTTGCCCGCGTCGAGCATCACCGCAATGCTGTCGTTATCGTCTCGGTCATATCGTGTGTACCCGTCAGTATGGCGGGATAGCCTGTCGAGGATGTCAGTCATCAGAAATCCCTTTCCCAAAAAGCCCATGTGATTGCAGCCTTCCTGCCGTATTCGTCTCGCCATCCGGTGAGACGCTTCCACATGCCGGGAATGATGCTGTGATAGTACGGCAGCGGAAGCACCGTCTCCCACTGCTCTGTTGCTGTGTTGTACTGGCGGATCATGGATTCACCTCGCCAACAAAAACCATCTCGTTTTCCGCGCAATAACGGCGGAAGGCGCTTTCATGCAATTCTCCGGGAAGCATGTTGATGGAGTGGCCCAGTGTTCCGCCCTTCCACGATCCCTTCCGCCTTCCCGTTTCCTTATCAAATGAAAGACTCAGAGAGCGAATGACCCTCGCCTTTCGGAACAGTGATAGCCATTTGAACCACCCGGTTCCGAACCTCCATTCTCGCTCACTAATGAATGTGCGGGCAACAATCCACTCTCCATCGAAGTCATCGAATTTGAAGGAAACAGATGGGCACTCTTCCTCGGCGCGGTACGCCGCCGTCCAATCTTTTCTGGAAGCTTCGTCTTCGGTCCAGAAGTGCGAGCCATCAACCCCATATAGGCTGTGCCGAATGAACCGCCACTGCATCCAGGGAAGGAAATATCCCCACCGCTGTTCTGTGCTGCTGTCGTGCGTGGCGCGGCCAAAACTAACATCCAGAAAACCATCGGAGACCGAGAAACCGTATTCCCGCTTGGTTATATCCCAGTACCAGTCGCGCCCAAGGCGTTCGATCGTCGCGGCATCCCAGCCTTGCGGCGTCACTTTTTCCATGTGAGGCTTGATGATGTTGGGAAGCTCAACAATCATCGTGCATCCAAACGCGCTGATACGGAGGTTGCATCCAGGATAATCTTCCTCCGCTGAGGAAAGCACGACGGCAATCGGCCGATACTTCCGGTTATATGAAAAAGTAAACGGCCCAAAATGGCGATCATTATCGCTCCACCTGCGGATATTACTGCTCATGCCATCTCTCCTTTGCAAAACAGCGCCTCATCGTTTTCCCCTCTTCGCTGCATTCAATCTCTTTTCGTGATTTTTGATGCCGTTGCGAATTGATACCCTGTCGCGATCAAATTTCTTTGCAATTGCTGCGATCGATAAATCAGGGCGCTCATGCCTAACTTGCCACCAGATATGCGCCCGAGCTGCGCATACATCACGGTTCATTGTCCGCCCCATGATGTGGGCTATGAAAATTGTCGGGTACTGCCCTAGCACTTCGGCTGCTATCTCAGCCATAAGCTTTCGAGATGGCAGAGCAAAAACAAATGATGCCACATCGGCCGGCGGGGCTTGAAGCCGAGCCATGACCGCATGTCCTTCAAAGCTGGCGTGCGTCGAAAATGATGCGATGTTCATGACGGGCTCCATGCTTCTGACAACGACCAGTACCACTGCGACAACGGCTTCCATCGTCTGCGCTTGCCACCTGAAACCCAATCGTCAATCGAGATATTCGGGATGCAGACAAACCCTCTTGCCGCCAGTTCTTCGGCGCGGTGCCGGTGAATTTCTTGCCAGTTTTTGAACTGGTGCCCTGCCGGCTGATAGCCTACAGATTTTGGACGGCTTACCGCGTCTAGACGGCGTTGTTCTGCCCTTACGTATTCACCCAGCTTCGGCGCCTTGGGGCAGAATTCTTTGCTCGCATCATCGATCAGTCCAGCCCGCAAAGCAGCAACTACATTCTCAACAGCACGAATGCTCACGCCTTGCAGCGCAAATTGGAAATCCGACAGCGTGCCTTCGAGATCAGTGCCGCCGCGAAAAGGCAACGTCCTCCACAAAATATGAAGTTGGTCCTCTATCGCCTGTTCTCTCATATTCACCGTCGATCGTTCGTGCATTGCGTTCTGCCTTTCGTGCATTCAAATAGTCAGACATATCGCCAGGCCGTTCCTGCCCTCTAGATGGCAAAGGCAGTGCGACCCGATCTTCCCATCTTCCGCCATTTATCCAGGTGCTTGCATGCGGAATGAATTGCTCATCCTTGCGGGCAAAGATCGGAAGCTGGCGGCGAAGTCCTGTGATGATCGCATCTGGATCTGTCCCGGCCTTCATTTCCTTGTCCCACGCCTTCTGTGCAGCGCGTTTTCCTACTAGGCGGGGATAGATCGCCCAAAAATCTAAAAAGTCGCTCATGCGGGTTCCTCTTGTTCTTCGGTAATACCCATCCGTGCAGCAACGATCGGCGCGTTTTCGAGAAGCCAAGGCTTAAGGTCAAGTTCGTCCAAATCGACGTGCTGGAACCATGTATATTCCTCGCCCCAATATCCGGTCTCTTTGGCATAAGCCAAACCGGCTTCGGAGCATTCGGGGTGCTGATATGTGGCGTAGAAATAGCCATCCCATCTGCCTGTGCATTTGATGGCCTGCTCACCAACTTCTATTTGGCGCCCGCATTGCTCGCATTCATGTGGCTTCCTAACGCCACGAATGGATATGCGGTTGTGGAAATCGCTCATGCCGCTTTCCTCGCGTCCTGTTGTCAATTGTCAAAGAAAAAGACGACGCGTTCGGCGCCGATCGTTTTCAGCAAAGCCAAATCATCGAAAAACATTTCCCCAAGAAACTCACGGAACGTCGTCATAGATCCGCCGCCGGCATCTGCCGTTACACCGCCGTCAAAGGCACCCTTACCCACTTGCCGCGTCACCCGTCGATCTTCAAAAGCTGCGTCATAGTTGAATGCACTCAGTTCATCGACAGCGACCCACGTATGAGAATGACCATCAAAACCATAGCCAGCAACTTGAGCCGCAACTTCATCGCTAACATCATCTGGAATGCCGCGATCTGGAGCGATTGGCGGAATGGCGGAGTAATTTCTTACCCCCGCCAAAAAGCCAAACACGCCATATGAGCGCCAATGAAAAGGGCCTTCACCGTCAGAAAACTTTTCCCCTTTGATGACTTCATACCTGTCGCCAACCTTTCGCTCTGCAAATGCGTGTATATCGCAGCCCATCAGTTTGCACTCCTGTTGTGATTGGTTCTGCCCTCTATGTGGGCCTGTATGATCTCGTCAGTGCTTCTGCTGCATTCAGGGAGGGTAATGCGCTTTGCGTTCCTCACCGAGTGAGATAGCTGGTCTGTAGAGCGTCCGTTCATGCTGCACCTCCGAACAGTTCGCCCTGTCGAGCATCTTTCCGGTCAAGCATGCGAAGGACTGTTTCCCCGACGTGCTTGCGGTCCCATACGAACCAAGCATTCAACATCGGTGGAGCGCCTTGGCCGGTGAAGTCAATCTTCCACCGCATCAGGTAGACGCGGGCAGGCGGAAACTCTGCATAGAATGGACCAAGGCCACCAGCTCCAGGCCATCCCCAATTCATCAGGAGCGCCATGTATTCGACCTCCAGAGCGCCAAGGGCGTGCTTTAGCCAACGGGCCTTTCCATTCCCCCAACCGCATTCAGAAAACGGCGGGTTGGTCACAATGGCGGAAGACGGGGATGTTTCAGCATCGAACTGGTAAAAATCCTTGATGATAGCGCCACAGCCTCGGTCGATGAGATCAGAAGCCGCAACGTTTAGGCCAAGTGATTCCATTTCCCTGCACATGGCCCCATCTCCGCAGCTTGGTTCCCAGACCAAATTGAAGTCGCGCAGTCGGTCTATTTCAGCGTGAAGAAAAGCCCTCGTCGGCTCCGGTGGAGTCGGGTAAAAATCATCCTTCTCGCGTTCTAGCGCGTCAGTCTTTTCGTAGGTTCCATCCAAGTTGCGAATTGCTACAGGCTTTGATTTCTTTCCAGTTGCGCGGAACAGACCGCGTGCCGAAACAGCGGTCATGCGGCGCTTCCCTCAAAATGCTGTATGATGACCGTGCAGGGATCACCCGACGCCAGCCACTCATATGAAACCCGCCGCACATACCGGTTGCTGTCGTCAACAATGACGCCAGCCTTCACCAGGATGTCCATCACGGCCTTATCTGTGTTGCCAGCATCGCGGGCGCGCTTGTCTGGTGCCACCAGCCCAACGCTGATAGAAACCTCGCCAGTGAACGTCTCTGGCTTCTGAGACTTGATCATCCATAGCGCTTCCGTCTGCCATGATTTGTAGCGAGGCGTAGCAACACGGCCGACGCCCTTTGCATTTGTAAAGCAGGCCGACAGAGGCGGTGGAAATGGGAGAGAAATGCGCGTCATGCCGCTACCTTCTCAAGGCTTTCCGATTTCTGAGGTTGATTTCGCATGAGGGGGTCCCTTCCTGCTTTCGTCTTCCGAGGTTGATACCGTCATTGGTTTGCTCCCTTGCTCCGTCGCTAGTCCGATCGATCCGTGGAGTGGACCCACAGCTCGGAGCGGATCGATCGGACGGGCTATGTATCTCCCCTTCGGCTTTAGCTTTGAGGGCTGGCATAGGTGATCTCCCCGTCGTCCAAGAACAGCCCAGTCTCATGCTCCCGACCGTCCTTCACCCAGCGATGAGCGAACGCGGCCGACACCTGCCTGTCGATATTGCTGTCAGGGTCTCGGCGGATGTCGTCGAATGACTCCAAGTCAGAAAATTCGACGAGAGTTTCATGGTGACCAGTTATGCGGATTGCGTAGATCATGCTTTCGCCCTCAGTTTCACGATGTGGATGAAGGGAAGGGCCAGGACGCTCATCCAAAGCTTGCCTAGCACCTGCCCCTCGATGAACGTGAGAGAGCCGAATGCAAGCCACAAGAAGACGGCACTATCGATGATCGATCCGACCGCGCCGCTTGCAAGGACGGCTATGCCTATCTGCCTGCGGCGAAGCGGGGTGTAGACGGCGAGGTCCGCCAATTCCGCCAGAAGGAACGCGGCGACTGATGCTATCACCAGCGCAGGCGGCGCTACAGCCCAAGAGAGCGCCGCGCCGATCACGATGGCAATCAACGCCGCGCGAATGCCGCCCGTCTCTTGGACCATATCTCGCAGGACAAGAGCGGCCCCAACCATCAGCACGCCGGAGGGCGCGAGAAGCCCGAAGCCTACCGGGAGCAAGCACGGACCATTGGGAATGCACTCAGTGCCAACGTTTCCGATCAGCCAATTCGCGGCAGGGATAGTGGCCGCAAAGGCCGCGATCAAGGATAGCTGTTTGACCATACCTGTTCCTTTCCACAATGTTCGCAGTGTTCGATTCCTCCCGAGTAGCAACTGCGTGGCCAGTCGGTGGCAAAGCGGTGAAAGCCCAATCTACACAGCAGTTTACGAAGCATTCAGGAGGTCTCCCTGATTGTGGCGTCCGGCGATCCGTTCGCGCATGTGGGTGTAGCGTGCGAGCCCGGTTCCATCGCAGGAGTCCACGCCCAACGCCTCGAAATGCTTGAAGCGTTCGGGATCGTTTACACGGCCTGCGTGGACCCACACCCCCAGCGCTTTGGCGGCTTTGATGAGGTGGACGGCGTGCTCAGACATCTTCCATTTCGTCGAGCCACCGATGAAGATGGCGGCGATCTGCTCCCACGGCATTGGGAGGTGCTCTTGCCCGTCTTGGCAGACAAAGGCGAGCCTCCATCCCTCCAATTCGGGCCGCCGCTTCCAGATGTCGAACACCTCCAGCGTCCGGCGGGCGCACTCCACCACGTCCGGCGCGGCCACGAAGAGGCACTTGTCCTTGCGGTCCTCTTCGCGCTTCAAGAGCGCCAGGAGGCCCTTCACGTCGAGGTTATTGTAACCGCCGTTGTCGATGGCAAACCGCTCTGTGCGCAGTCGGTAGCGCGTCAGCGGCGTCAGAAGCTGACCCACCTCGCAGTCGAGTTCGGCGGCGCACTGGTCAAGGTCCTGACCGTTATCGAGGAGTACGATCATGCCGCGTTCCTCATTTGACAGGTTGCACCGAAGGGCTCATGTTCCCGCCGTTTCGGGGGATTCGAGTGTCGAGTTTTGATTTGTTGCGTTTGGACGGCTTCGTGGGGACGATGGCCGAGGAAGAGGATGGGAAGCTCTACGTCGAGGCCATCCTGACTGACGACGAGCCTCCGGCCTGCGGATGCGATCGACCGGACATCGTGAAGCATGGCGTTCGTGTCGTGAACTTCAGAGACTTCCCGATCCAGCGGAAAGAGACGTACCTGCGGATCAAGCGCCAGCGCTACCGATGCCGCAACTGCAAGACGCTCCTGCTCCAGGACCTGCCCGGCATCGATCCCAAGCGGAACATGACAACCCGCTTCCGTGACCAGATGGCTAAAGACGGCATCGACATGAAGTTCGAACTGGGTGGAGGCGTCAACGGCGTCAAGGAAAGCCTGGTGCGCCGCGTGTTCAAGGATCACGCCCGAACCCGGCTTGAGAACTACACCTTCGAACTGCCCCGCGTCCTTGGCATGGACGAGAAGGTTATAGGCGGCACGGCCAGGTTCGTCGTTGGCGATGTGGAGCGCCGCAAACTGCTGGATATCCTGATGTCCCGCAAGAACGAGAACCTGATCGATTACTTCAAGCGGTGGCACCATCTCGACAGAGCCAAGGTCGAGGTGATCACGCAGGATATGTATTGGAATTACAAGGAACTGAACAAACTCTACTTCCGCAATGCCGTGATCGTGGTCGACAAGTTCCACGTCCTTCGATACGCGGACTGGGCCGTCTCCACCGTCAGAAAGGCCATCCAGGCCAAAGCCGACAACGAAGAGCGTATCACCCTCAAGAACCAGATAGGCCTTCTCCAGGCCCGCGTTGAGCGGCTGGATGAGCGCGGCAAATGGGACCTGAACCGAGTATTCCGAAAGCACCCCGCCATTGAGCAGGCGGTGACGATGAAGGAATGGTTCTATGACATCTACAAGGCCCCAGACCGAGCGGAAGCCGAGAAGGCCTATGACGCCTGGCGCGAGCTTCTGCCGAAGGAATTGGAGTTGGCCTTCAAGCCGCTCCTGTCCTTCATGAACGAGAAGCGCTGGCGGCGGTACATCTTCAACTACTTCGACCACCCTTATACGAATGGGTACGTCGAGGGCATGAACGGCCTGCTGGACGAAATCAGCCGTGGGGGTCGCGGATACGACCTCTGGACCCTCAGGGCCAAGGCCCTGCTCAAGTACGGCGACGTGAAGCCGCTCATCGATAAATACGACTTCGCCCTTGATCTGAGGGACCCGGAGACCGATAGAATTTTGTCGACAACTGTTGGTCATGGCGTGGACTTGTCAACCTTTGAGAGGGATTTGCGGGCGGGTTCGTTCTGGTGAGGATTCAACCCTAAAAATCGGATAGCCCTTCTCAATAGAACCTGCCGCGTCATACTGTTCAATAGCCCACCGAATGGCGCGACATGCCCAGATGAAATGATAGGTGTAGTCCTCAAACGTGTGGTCCCAGAAGTCTTGGAATGTATGGCCGCTGACGGGGCAGCGATAATCCATCACCTCACGGACGGCGTGGTTGCCGTCGCTTTCCTCTGGCTCGTAAATATCGAAGGCGATGTACTCCCATGCCTCTTTTCGGGCGGCTGCGCTACCGAAGCGCCATTGCTTGAAGTCTTCACGAATCGCATGCTTAAAGAGGTCGGCGCTGAATTTGCGGTGCCCACCATGCGCCGATGTAGCGACGATCTTCTCAGCCCAGTATTGCGGGTTGATAGTCTCGTGTCGGAAAAACTCAAACATGTCCGTCAAACGAGAAAATGTGAAAGCTTCCATGTCGCCAGTGATAGCGAGATAGCCTGGCCAAGTCACAATGTTGAAGTGGAATGCGGATGAACCGGGGCGTGCGAAACGCAAATGCCGATAGACACCATCGTTCAGCATAACCGTCATTTTGTGTTTTCTGACGTCGCTAAGAAAATGTGTCTTGCAAGGTTTGTAACCATCGGGCTTTGTCATTCGGCGGCATCCTGAAACAGGTCTGGCTGGCGCATATTTAACGCAAGCAAATATGTGTCTAACACCGCCTCTTGGTTCGCCCGCTCATCTGCATCCATCTTGCGGAGAGCAATCACCTTGCGCAGTATTTTGACATCATAGCCAACGCCCCGTGCCTCTGCGTACACGTCCTTGATGTCGAGGCTGATTGTCTTGCGCTCCTCATCAAGTCTTTCGATCCGGGCCACGAATGCCTTGAGCTGGTCTCTGGCAACCATGTTGATGTCAGTCATGTTACTCTCCGAATAAAAACGCTGCATTTGCGCAGCTAGTTGGGCGCTTGGGAGGTTAGCGCCTGGGGGAAGTGTTCGGGAGACGCAGCTAACGCACTACCTGGGCCGCGTCTCCCAGTCCGCCGCTTGCGGAACTGTGAATGAGTGCGGGCGACCTCGGGAGGATGAGAGATCGCCCGCGTGACTGAGGGAGGGAGGTACCTCAGCCAATGATAATTCAAAGATGGTGGTCATTCCACCGATCCGGCCACCGGCCTTCATCAGCCCCGAACTCAGCGCTGTCTTCGCGCCTCGCCTCACCTGCCGTTAGGGCCATGCCGATGAAAGCTGCCGATACCAGGAGCGCGCCGATGATTGCCCACAAAATCCAGATCATGTCAGAACACCTCGTCATTGAGTTCGACCATCATGCCGGTCACGGCGGCGAAACTTGCCTTGCTGTAGCGCTTCGATCCGTCCTTGAACAAAACCGAGAACGACCCGCTTTCCAGCTTGCGCACCAGAGGCGCTTCGCAGCCGAAAAACGCCTTGTAGGCACTCCGGTAGTTCGCAATTGCCTGGTCTGGGGTCAGCGCGCTGGACATGGTTCAAGCCTCTCCGCCATTCAAAGTGCGTTCAGCCGTCTCACGCAAAACGGATGCAAATGCCCTCGGGCTATGCGTCCTGTCGTCGCGGCCATTGAGCCAACCGTGTCTATAGGCAGCCGTTCTATTGGAGCTTTCGGGAAGATCGATCCTGTTGTCACACAGGCCATCATAATAACCGTCTTCCATTTCGGATTTGAGGAATTCTCTCGACATCGGTCAAACTCCACCGCCCGCGTCTTCGATGATAGGCACAGAGGCGCACTGCTGTGGCGCTTGGTCTCCGGCCAGCTTCATCGCGATTGCTTCGTCTTTCCATGCGTGCTTGCTCATGCTGCGATCACTCCCATGACAAATTCTCCCTTCCATCCAATCTCCGCGAGACGGTCGGCAAGCTCGTTTCCATGGGTGCCGTTGTGACCGCGAACCCACTTGAACGTTGCATTGCTGGCGTCTGCTATTTCGGAAAGTTCCTGCCAGAGAGCAGCATTCGCGATGATATTGGATTTGGCTGCAGCACCCTTGCGCCAGTGATTGCGCTTCCATTTGTGGCGCCAGTCGTTGATCCCGTTGACGCAATATTGACTGTCCGAATAGATCAGCACAGGTTGTTTCTGAGCCCACCGCAGCGCCCGAAGGATCGCCGTCAGTTCCATTATGTTGTTCGTAGTATCCGCTACGCCGCCGCAATCCTGATAGATACATTGGTTTTCAGAATTGAAGACTGCAAATCCCCAGCCGCCACGACCCGGATTGGGAATGCATGCTCCATCGGTATAGATCGTGATCATGCTGCTTCTCCAGCCGTGACGCCAAGGAACCTAGACAGTTCGATCTCGACACCGACAGCCTTTCCAGCGTCGATAAGCGTGAGCCAGTGCTCCTGCGGAATCTTCCCGCGTTCCTTCCATCCCTGCACAGTCGAAACTGGGAATTGCTTATCTTCGGTCGAAAGAGCCTTGGCGGTTTTAGTGAGCCCTCCAAGGTCATCAATAATCGAATGAGCAGGATTTTTATCTTCCACGATGCGCACCTATTTTGGGTTGGTTGATTGGTTATACGCATTGTGCGTACATCTGTCAACGCGGTAAACGTAAATTAAATAAACCCACGTTACCATCGATAATGTCCCGAATGCATTTATGAGCTCATTGCATCCAATGGTATTTCAATCTCAAGACATACCTTTCCCCTTCGCTTACTGCCCCCACTGAAGGGACGCGATCTGGGCAGGACATTTTCAATCACGGTATAGCTGGAATGACGTTCGCCTCTCGGCTGGTGCCCAACCCCTGCCCCACGACTACCGATTCATCCATGGTGGATTGAGCCAGATCGCGTCGTCCGTTCTTTCGAAAGTGCCCGAGGTTCGTTGTGACGATTTCCCCGAACGGGTTTATTTGCTCCAGTTATCTCTCAGCTCATGTCAGCATTCGAGCGGTTGAACCTCTTTCGAGGGAAGACCCGCCATGACTATTCGGTTCAGCCTGGGAACCGATAACCGCTTGGATTTCATAGGCCGGAATGATCGGCGGCGCGGGTGACACCCTTGAAAGACCGCTGCGCTTGCGCATCTGAATACAAAATATTGGTGGGAACATCCGAGCAAACCCAATATTTTGTGTTTTTCAGCGCATGCAGCACAGCGTCACCATTGCATTAGTATACAGATTTTGGTATGCAATAGTTCTCGAAACGTTATGCCACAGCGCCGGTCGGATCATCCCGCCGGCGCTTTTCTTTTGGCATACTGACGATGCATACGCAAATGTTTTTTACGCAACAAGCGTTTTGTGTATTGCGCTTTACGTTTTCCGCGTATATAACTCTCTCCATCAGCAGCCGACTGGCGACACAAGCCGCTGAACGAAACGGAGCAAGACGATGGAAATCAAAAATCGGGAAGACTGGATTGCACTCGCGAAACAAACCGTTCCGCTTCTGCCGGAATACATGGCTGACATGCACGGCAACGTTGATGCCGGTGCCGTCGAGGAAGTCCTTTCGGTCCTTCTGGAAGGTGAGAATTGGATGGGGCTTTGTTCCAAGTTCAACGAGATTTGGAGCAGGCTTCCTGATGCCTCGTACATCCGCCGCCGCCCTTTCTTTGATCTTTGCGACCTCTGCTCTGAGTCATGGGTTCTTGAGCCGGAAGGCGCCTAACAAATCAACCATCAGCCGCCGCCAAACCGCATAGCGAACCAAAGCGGCGCTGAACGAACCGAGAGGGAATGAAGATGATTGTGAAGAAGTGGAACGAACGCAAGTTCTTGGCTCAAACTAATGTTCCGAACGGACGCTGGGGCGATCAGTGGGTTGGTGTCGAACTTTACGAGCCAACTTGGCCGGATGAAGGTAAGTCGATGATTCTTTTTCATGATGGTCATTCTGACCCGCTCGTCTGCCCTGACGCAGAGATAGCAATGCGCTTCTTCAATGAACGTGTCGCGACCGCCGCATGACTGCTTCGGCATGGCCCTAAGGGGCCATATCCAAACAGCCAACCGAGGATACCGATATGAACGCCTCAAACTTCCCGATGATCGAACGAATTTCCACCCCTCTGCGTGCAATGGATGCCGCGACATACGGCTTTGAACGGAGGTTTCAGTTCTGCTCGACGCCGCAGGAGATGAAGGACAACGCCCGCACACTTGCCGCTGAGTTCTGCCGTGCGCTCGCTGATTTGGTCGATGAATGCGGCGGTGATCGGAAGTACTTCCCCGGCGTCGAGGACGGTCTTTTCGATGCGATCGATGACGGGTTCGAGCAGGCAATCCAGGATTACAGGGATGAGCAGGAAGCCCTTGCTGACCCCACTGAACGGGAAATGAGCCGCGCAGATCGGGTCTATGACGCAACACGAGTTTAGCCGCAACGCGGTTTTGGAGGAATGGATATGATACAGAAATCAATCGCACAGCGGGCTCTCGATGCCACGTATCCCGCCAGCCGCCTTAGTGAGGCAGTGAGCGCAGCATATTGGCTTGCTGCCTGCCATGAAGATCAGGCGACGGTAATGGCCATTGGCAGGATGCAGGAAGCCGAGGAACGTCTTGCGTCGATCGCTGAGGCCATGGGCTTTACGATTGAGCGCATTGTCTCGGAACCGGCTGTGACGGCTTGGCAGCCAATTGCTACAGCGCCGCGTGACCGTAGCCTTGTGTGGCTATGGAATAAGCACTGCGCCGATAAGTCAGAAGCACCGCAGCGGTTCTGGTGGTCAACGCACTACAGCGTTTTCGGCCTCGGTGGATGCTGGACGGATGGTCTTTGCACCATGGGCGACAAGATCGATTTCGATTTCTGGTGCCATGATCTTCCAGCAAATTTCTTGGACCCGTACGCCAACATAGTCGTCTCGGAATCGGATGCGGCCGAACAGGCTGATGATGGATGGAATGGCGCTGCGGAATACGCATATATCGACGCATTGCGCGACGGCAGCGTTCCGGCTGCGGCCGATCAGGCGGAGGTCGCATGATGGCCTACGGCGATTATGATGGCCCTGACAAGCCAGATAAGGGTCACGAAGGCGGAAGCTGCAATAGAGGCCGTTGCCAGTGTGCGCCGGCGCGCTGGTACAATCACGGCTCCTACTCTTGGTATTGTGATGACTGCGCCAGGGATATCGGACGTGCGAATAATGCGCATTGGGTAAATTCCATCTATTATCCCGGCCATCCAATGTTCGAAACACGCGAGATGATGATCGCCCGGAAAGGCGGGGCAGCATGAGCAAGCTCAAGCGCACTATCGAGAGCTATGCGGCGTTTGATCCGCATATTTCAGATGGATTTTCATTCCCGACTGGATGTCAGTTCGTTGCCGACGCCAAGGCAGACATTGCCACACTGGCGGCAGAGAACGAACGGCTGCGTGAGGCTATGACCCCGAGCGATGGAACGAAAGCCGCTTACATCGGTGAGTTCACAATGCCCTTCCTAATGTTGGATGAAGATGGCAACGGGAATCTTGAATACCCCTACGTGCCATGGACGACGATCAAGGAAATCATGAGCGCTATACGAGACCGCGCCAGCGCAGCACTGAAGGAAGGATGAGACGATGAGCAACTACCGCGCCGAACAGCACCTGGCAATCTCCGGTTCCGAATGCGGCACCGAGATTGAACTGAAAATGGTCGTTGACTTTGAGGTCACTGACTATGCCCCGGCCACCCGCACGGACCCGGAGGAACCCCGCGCCGTTGAGGATATCGTCATTCGATATTTTCTTGGGACGAAAGAAGTTTCTGTTTCCCACAGCATTGAAGACGCTTTCGTCTACAACGACAGCCAGTTTTCTGACTGGTTGCTGTCTGAGGCTGCGGAGCGCGACGAGAGCGCCCGAGACGAAGTTGCCGACCAGAAGCGGGAGGCGATGCGCGATGTCTGATTGTGCCCATGTTTTTGCGCCTTGCGACGGCGAATGCACCTCACCGACCCAACGCCGTGCCGCAGAGATCAACGCTCGCCAGCGGGCGGCTATGCGCCGGTATAACGCTCTGTATTTCGTCGCCATGGTCGGGATTTTCATCTGCATCGCAACCAGCGTTCTGCTGGTGGGAATTTCGATCGCCGCAGCCGGTGTGGAGAATATTCGCGCCTACAACATTGCACATTCGGAGCCGTGACCATGACCACCATTATCGACGTATCGGGCACAGAAAAGTCAATCGGCAGCCATGCGGCGGATATCGTTGCGCAGGTTGGGAACAAACGAAAGGAAAGCGATATGGCGCAAGCAATCGAACCGATCCGGCAGGCAACCGCACTGGCCGCTAACGTCGCCACGATGACGCCGATGGACATGCTTGACCACGCTGTTCAACAGAACGCATCGGTCGAAACCCTGTCTAAGCTCATGGAGCTGCAGGATCGGTGGGAGAGAAACCAAGCCCGCAAGTCTTTTGCCGCTGCTATGTCGGCTGCGAAGGCCGATCTTCCGAAGATCATCAAGACCCGCAAGGTCGATTTCACCACTGCCAAGGGCCGCACAAATTACCAGTACGAGGATTTGGCAGGGATCATGGATCAGGTCGGACCTGTCCTATCCCGGCATGGTCTATCGATCCGGTATCGCACCACCGCTGAGATAAACCAGCCGATCGTCGTCACCTGCATTATCGAGCATGCGGACGGTCATCACGAGGAAAACACCCTCACGGCTGGGCGCGACGACAGCGGCAACAAGAACAGCATTCAGCAGATCGGATCGACTGTTACCTATCTCCAGCGCTACACGCTCAAGGCGGCGCTCGGCTTGGCCGCTGCGGCTGACGACGACGGCGCGAAGGCCGACGACGGCGGCACGATCACCGATGCCGAAAGCGAGATCATCCTGACGCTGATCGATGAGACCGGATCGGACATCGCCAAGTTCTGCGAGGTCATGCAGATCGACAGCATCGCCGCGATGCCGGCCGCGAAGTTTCGCCGGGCGATCGCCAAGCTTGAAGCCAAGAAGCAGAAGGCAGCCGCAAATGGATGACATGGTTCGAATTGAGCAAGGCACCGATGCTTGGCGCGCTATGCGTCTTGGGAAAGTTACAGCATCGAAGATTGCCGACGCCACGGCCCGCACGAAAAGCGGATGGGCCGCGTCTAGGGCGAACTACATGGCCGACCTGATCAGCGAACGCCTTACAGGAACGTCACGCGACGGGTTTACCAATGCGGCTATGCAGTGGGGCACCGACATGGAGCCGGAGGCCCGCCGCGTCTACGAATTTATGCATGACGTTGATGTCGATCAGGTGGCCTTTGTCGATCACCCGTCGATACCGAATTCCGGCGCGTCTCCTGACGGGCTGGTGGGCACTGACGGGCTTATCGAGATCAAGTGCCCCAACACCGCCACCCACATCGAAACGCTTCTGGGAGCCGAAATTGACGGCAAGTACGTCAAGCAGATGCAGTGGCAGATGACATGCACTGGCCGGAAGTGGTGCGACTTCGTTTCCTACGATCCGCGCATGCCAGAACG